AATTTTATGTAGCCACTTTAGTATTTTCTTTTTTACAATCATAAGAATTACTCCTTTCTTTTCTTTTTACATTTATATTATATCATTCATTAGACAGTTTTGTAAATAATTTTTATTCATTTAATGTAAGAAAAAGAAAAAGAAGCAAAAAGAAAAAGAATATATTTTTATTATATTATATATATAGAGAATAATACTCGCTTCGCAAGCTACGCTCGTATTATTCATTGTATATAATTATAATATTGCACTTTTATTTTGTAAAGTTTTTTGATTTTGGAATAAACTAGAAATAAAATTACACAAAACTCTTTACAGAAATCTTTTAGAGTGTTAATATATAAGTAAGAGGGAGGGATTGGCATGAAAGTTGATGATCCTAATACTATAAAAGTTAAAGGTAGTAAGAAAAAAATTGTATATTCATTAGATTGGACAGCACAAGCCTATGAAGACAGACTTGCTTGTGTAAAGAATTTAGAGAGTGAAGGACTATTAAATGACTTGAGTCCGACGCAATTGAACGAAGTCTCTAATTATTTACTTTATTCTGCAGATGTAGATTGTGATGTTGAGTTAAAGCAACCTTCGAAGAAAAGCGTTTCTTATGAAGAAATGGTTGAAAATGGAGTCGCTGACATGGCATTTCATAATGCAAAATATAAGAATATATATAAAACTTACAAACCTTTTATAGATAAAGAAAAAGATAAGGATATCCCAGGAATGCAAGACTTATGGGAAGAAATGGAAAAAATTAAGGTTGTATATGATTATTTAGATGATTGTTTAAAGGGAAGAAGGGAAAGAGATTTTACGAATCCATTAGAAATTAATTATGTAAATCATCATTATTACAAAAATTGGTATATAGATTTATGTTTACAACAATATACTTTAAAAGATGCATATCGTCCAGTTATGCAATCACAACAACAAGGTTATCTTAATATTAGACCTGATGATGACATGTATTTTGGATTAAGAGTCGGAGAATTCGTCATATGCGAATCCGATGAAGATAAAATGATAGATTTATCAAATCCTCTTCATGTTTATCTACTAATGAAAAATTATAAAACCATAAGATATGAGCATGCGAACAGAGCTATTGATGATTGGAATGAAATATATGATTTATTAGATAGAGCCATTGCAAGAGTACAATTTAGTGATTGTATATGGGATATATTAGAAATGAAGATTAACGGAGAAAGAAATGATATCATAGGAGCATATGTAAGAGATACATATAATGTAAATTATAATGACAATTACATTAGTACTTTATTTACAAAATCAATCAGTAAGAAAATAGCCAAAGCTGCTGTGATTAATGCAAGAAGAGATTTTCATAAGACTGGAAAAAGAAAATGTATAAGATGTAAAGAAGAAAGATGGGATGACGAATTTTTCTCATTTGCAAAAAGTTGTGGATATTGTTTGCATAAATTAAATGGAACTGGTAGAAAAATTCACTTAAAGGGGTGATATAAATGGATTATGGGACAAGACGATGTGGCAAATGTTCTCAAATAAAATTAATCCAAGATTTGGTTCCTTGTGGTGAAAATTGTTTATTTGGAACTGATGGAGTAAGCACAATTTGTTATGACTGTGCTTTAGAGAGTATAAATGCAAAAGATTTAACTATGGTTGATAAGCTATGTCAGTTTTTAGATATAGCATTTATGGCTGAAGAATGGATAAAAATATCGAAAACATCTGATAATGAAAGATATATTTTAGAAACATATATTAAAACCGTTAAAAGCAGCGAATATAGCAAATCATCTTGGAAACAATATGACTTATTATGGGAAAAAGCAAGAGAAACTGACGCTGTATTGAGCAAATTACCTACATTATCTGCTGATTTATTTATTTATTTAAGAAAGAAGTGGGGCTCATATGACGATTTTGGTGTAGAAGACTATTTGAAAATGGAAAGCTATGAAAAGAATACTCTAAATTATTATAATTTTAGGGACGAGGCAAGGAGAGACATGATTCGTAAGCTTGCTTTGGTATCTGTCTTAATAGACAAAAAGTTAGCTTCTGGAGACACTCGTGAAGTATCAACATTAATAAGTTCTTATCAATCTTTAATGAAAGAATCTGGTATTCAAAACGCAGTACAAAATGATACTGAGACCATTGAATCCTTAAGTGAATTAATAGCTTTTCTAGAAGAGCATGGATGGTTAATGGATTATAAAGTTACAGAAAGCAGAGATATTGTAGATGCAACAATAAGAAATTTTCAACAATATGTTGCTGCAATAGTTGCGGGTTCTGGAGAAGAAATTACTCAGATGTATAATACTAAATTAATGGAACAAAACTCAGGAACAAACGTCAATGAAGAAGATATAGAGAGTATGTTTGAGACACAAGAAGCTCAAGAAGAAAGATTTGAAGATGAAACTCTAAACGAAGAAGAATTAATAGATATGTTTAAGGAGATAAGTAAAGAATATGACAAATAGTTTAGATGAATTCATAGATGCTTATCATCATATGTACTCTGAGCGTAATGATATAAAAAGAATTGTCGTTACGCCAGATTATGTAATGAATAATTGGGATAATATAACTTATGCAATGCGAATATTGTATCTTTATCCAGATTATTTTATAGATATTGTAAAAAGGAAAAATACATATTTACAGCAAGTATTCTTTTATCAAAGAGTTTTTTTAAGAGTTATGGCGAGATATCAAAAAGTTAGCGGAATTTTTGTTCGTGCTTATTCAAAATCGTTCTTAAATTTCATATCAATAAATATGAAAGCAATGTGGCAGCCGATGAGCAAATTATTCTTATGTGCAGATACTAAAAAACAAGCGGCAATGATCACAAAGGAAAAAATGAATGAAGTTTATTACTTAATTCCATTTTTTGTTAATGAGCTTGATATAGCTGATTTTGATAAACAAAAACAACATTATTCAACAGGTGGAGAAGATCAAGCTAAGCTAAAATTCAGAAATGGTTCCGCAATAGATATCGTTTCTACAACAGATAGTGCCCGTGGAGGACGTAGACATGGAGGTACTATCGAAGAGTTTTCATTGGCAAATCAAGATGAAATTGAAAATGTTGTTATTCCATTATTAAATGTTAATAGAAAAACAATGTGCGGTAAGAATAATCCAACAGAACCACATGCGTCACAAATAATGATTGGATCTGCTGGATATAAAAATACCTATGCCTATAATTTAACAGTTGAGATGTTAGTTGATATGGTATTTGAACCAGATAAAGTATTTGTTTTTGGTGGGGATTATCGGATTCCAGTTATGCACGGACTATTAGATAAACGAAAAATTTTAGATAAAATTAAATCTACTGGTACTTATAAATTGGAAACATTTTTAAGAGAATATATGTCAAGATGGGCTGGTGGTAGTGAAGAGAGTTATTATTCTTATGATTTAATAGATAAGCGTAGAAAAATATTAAGACCCGAGTTTGAACCGGAGCATAGAAGCGATGTTTTTTATACGCTTGGTGTCGATGTTGGTCGTTTTAGCGATGAAACTGTTTTAGAGATATTCAAAACATATACATCTGGAGAAAGATTTGTTACCCATTTGGTTAATATAATAATAATGCCTGGAATAGGTAGACATTTCCAAGACCAATCTATTAAAATTAAACAACTTGATTCTATATTTAACTTTAGAGGAATAGTTGTCGATATAAATGGACCAGGAGCTGGTATTGCTGATTTCTTAATAATTGAGCAAGAAAAAGATGGCGATTATTATCCTGCATATGGCTTTAGTAATAAGCCAAAATATAAAAAGACTGAAATGCCAGGATGTATAAGAAAATTATATGGCGTCGAGGCAAGTCCAGGTGCTAACTCAGATTATTATAAGAATGCACATTTGATGCTTAGTTTAGACAGAGTTCGTCTCCTTATTAATGAACGACAAGCAAGAACTTATTTTGCTCAGTTTGATTATTGGAGAAAAATGAAAGTAGACAAAAAAGCCACTCAGTTAATTCCTTATATATCTACAACTAAATTGCAGGACCAATTGGCGAATCTGAAGGCTAATATTGAAACTGCGACAAGTAATATAAATGTTCAAAAAATTAAGACAACAATCGGAAAAGACTTAGTTTCCTCATTTATTTATGGTTTGTGGTTTATAAGTCTAGAAGAAGAAAAAGAATTAAAAAAACGTGCCGGAAAGGGTACGTTAGGACAATATTCTTTTTATAATTAGGAGGTGTAGAAAATGGAGAAAGAGAAAAAAACCAATACTTTTGAAGACAAAGACAAATTAATAGCTCGTTTCCAAAAATTGGCTAAAGCAATAAATAAATATGATCCTAGTTATGATAAAGTTTTAGACCTAGACCGTGTTAGGGGATACAATCCAAAGAGTATAACTTATGAGAAGTTAATGGAATTATCTCCAGAAGATCCACTATGGATTACTTTATCAAGGGTTTATTATAATGAACCACAATATCAAAGAATTATACTTTATTATGCAACACTATTTTTAAATTATTATTATGTGTCTCCTGTTGATTTATCAAGTACAGGAAGAACTGTAAATAAGAAAAAATTAGAAAAAGAGTATAATGATGTTTTAGCATTTTTAGATGATGAGATAAAAGTAGAAGACTTTACTGTACGTACTTTAATCGATATTCTTGTAGATGGTAGGGTTTTCTATTATTATGATTTTATTAACATGGATGGAAAACCATATTTTCAATTATGCAAATTACCATCAGATTATTGTGAAATAATTGGAAACGCAAAAAATGGACAAATGCCAATTTTTGAATTAGATATGAGTTTTATTGACCAAGTTATGGCATCTTTAGTGTCAATTGATCCTAATATAACAAAGGAGGATGTATTAAAGCAATATCCTAAAGGATTGCGAACTGCCTATAACCGTTGGAAAAATAATGGAGAAAGAAAAATATTAGTAACTCCAGTACATGGTATTGGCTTTACAAGTTATAATGGAATGCCTCCTTTTGCCGGCATATTAAGACAAATTGTTAGAATGAGAAAATTCGAAGATGTACGAGATAATTATATTGAAGATAGTCTTCAAAAAATCTTGTTCCAACATGTTAAAATCGATAGTAATGGAGATCCTGAAATCGATTTAGCGCTTGCTGCTGAATTTCATGATAACTTAAAGAAAATCACAAAGAAGATGGAAAGAGTAAATGCTTTAACATCTTTAGCAGACGTAAGTGTATTAGACTTATCCGATACTTCAAGAGAAAATGATTTGGACTTTATTGACAAATTTGAAGAAAAGATGTACAATGAAGCTGGTGTTCCTCAAGCTATTTTCAATGGGGACACTGCTGGAGTGTTAGAATTCTCAGCAAGAAAAGATGAATCATTTATTTGGAACATTATGGAAAAAATAAGTACATGGTTATCTTTTATTTGTAATGCCGAGATAGGTGCAAGAGGAAAAAGAACTTACAATTTTGTAGTTTCATATTTACCGATTTCCTATCGTAATAGGGAGAAAATGATGGACACTTATTTGAAGAATGCGCAGTATGGATACAGCAAAATCATTCCTCAAATAGCTGTTGGTGTTAAGCAAAGACACTTTGAGTCTCTTTTATATTTGGAAAATGATTTATTGAAGCTCGACAAAAGACTCGTTCCCCTAATGAGTTCTCATACAATGAGTGGAAAGGGTGGAACCGCTGCTCAACAAACTGCAGATGCAGCTAATAATGTTGAGGGAGGAAGACCACAATCATCAACAGATGAAAAGACAGACGGAACTCTTAAAAAAGAGGATAGTCAATAAAGGAGGCAAGTGATATGGACTTAACAAAATATGCTGCCCTAAACATCAAGATAACTAAGTTTTCTAAAGTTAATAGTCAATTTTCATTGGGAAGAGCAAGAGTATTCTATGAAGGACCAAATGTCAATCGTACTATTATTGATGCAGACGTAGCTGAAAAGTTGATACAAACCATTCCTGGTACTCCTATTGTTGGAAGATATAATTCTGAGGAAGGAGATTTTGAAGGACACGGCGAGGGTCAAATAGCTTACGGCTTTGTCCCATTAGATCCTCATCCTATGAGGGTAGAGGTTACAGAAGAAGTTTATGGTTTACCTGTAAAAAGGAAATATTATGAAGTAGATGCTGTAATATGGGACGGAAGATTTCCTGAAGCCCAAAAAATTTTGGAAGAGGAGAAATCTCTATCAATGGAACTTAATCCTGAAACTATGGACGGTGAATTTGAGATTTATGATGACAAGCATTATTTAAGAATTACTAATGCCGAATTCTTCGGAATTACTGTTCTTGGTGATGCACACACTCCTTGCTTCAAGGATGCCAAGTTCTTTCAAGCATATGCGAGTATGCTTAGCGCTTATGAAGCGTTAGAACAAGAATCGAATATAGGAGGTACAAATATGCCAAACACAGAAAAAAAAGTAGATGTTGTTGAAGTTAATGAAACAGATTCTACTATAGTTAATGAAGAGGCTACTGTTGAAACTGAAACTCCTGAAGTTGAAGAAACTGAAGCTGTTGAAGTAACAGAAGACGAAGCGGCTGAAGCTACTCCTACTGAAGACGGTGTTGAAGAAGGAACAGAAGAAGAAACTGAAGCCGAAGAAGAATCTGAAGACGAATATGCTTGCAAAAAGAAAAAAGAAAAGTATGAAGACGAAGATTCTGAAAATTCTGAAGATGAAACTGCTGAAGAAGTAGAAGAAACTGAAGAAGAAGCTGAAGAAGAAACTGCTGAGTCTGAAGAAGAACCAGAAGTAGAAGAAGAAACAGAAGCTGAATCTACTGTTGAAGATGAAACAGAAGCATTAAAAGCTAAAGTCGAAGAATTAACAGAAAAATTAGAAGTATATGAAAATGCAGCTAAAGAAGAATTAATTAATAAATTCTCTGCTAAAATAAACGATAGTGATTTTATGTCTGACATAAAAGAAAATATTGGTAATTATAGCATAGAAGATTTAAAATCAACTTTAGGTGCAAAACTTGCTGAACAAGTATTGGTTGAAGAAGAAAGCGATGAAAATAAAGTAAATGGTATGATATATTCATTTAATGGCATTGCTAAAAAAGAAACTAAAAAAGGATGGCAAGAATTAGTTAGAGCTACAAAAGCTGCTAATAAGAAAAATTAAATGGAGGTAATTAAACATGGCTCAATATAAGATTTCTGGTCATGGTGTTGTTGAACACAATTTCTTAGCTTCTGAAGCTACAAGACAAATTGAAGCTCAAACACCTGTAAAAGATGGAATTGAAACATTAGAGAATGGTATGATCCTTTTCATTGATCGTAAGAACAACGAAATCGTTAAAGAAGAAGTTTCTTGTCCTTATTTAATGCATTCAACTGTAAGATATTACAGAGCAGGAGAAAGAGGACTTAATCATTTTGTTTTCAACGTAAACAATGAAGAAGAATTACCAAGATTATGGAAATTATCTGAAGGAGACAGTTTCCACACTAATTTAATTTCTGGAGACTATGCTGACAATAAAGCTTTCGATGAAGCTTTCGAAAGAGAAGGAAGTTTATATGGATATCCAGATGGTAACGGAATGATAAAAGTTACAGATACAAAAAATAACGATGCTAAATGCGAATTCATCGTTAAGAAAAGTACAATGCAAAATGACGAAGTAGGATTCTACGTTGTTGTTAATAAAGCGTAAGGGAGGTAGAAAGATATGGATAACATGAAAGATATCGTTGACTTAGCAGTTGCTACAATTACTAAAGAAAATATCCCTTCTGAATTCACTGCTGCTGACCTTGAAAATTCACTTCGTGAACAATTAAGTGCTTTCCAAGATTACAAATATCTTAGAAAACATGCAGCTGATTTATATGAAATAATCGAAGAAGTAGCTAATATCGTTATACCAAGAAAGGTATTAGAACAATTCGGTGGTTTCGCTGAAATCAGAAGAAAAGGATATGGAGAAAAAATTAGCTTCACTATAAGAACTGGTAAATACAGAGGTAAAAAATTCGTTACTAAAGCAGGAGATCAAGGTATTTATAAAACATTTACTTTAGATAACAAAGAATTAGTAATGCAACCAAGAGTATATGCTGGTGCTACAAGATTAGAAATTGAAGACTTCTTATTAGGAAGAATTTCAATGTCTGAACTATTAGATGTATTAACAGAAGCTTTAGAAGAAAAATTATATATTGAAATTCAAAAAGCTTTAATCGCTTCATTCAATGCTCCAGATAGACCTGCTGCAAACAAATATGAAGGTGCTGGATTAATTATGGATCAATTCGATAAGTTAATCAACACTGTAAGAGCTTATGGAGACAGCGTTAATATTTATTGTACATTTGCTTTCGCAAGTAAATTATACAATAACCCAGGATGGACTACTGTTACAAATCCTAAAATAAGCGACAGAGACGTTGAAGACATAAGAAACCAAGGATACGTTGGAACTTACAAAGGATGTAACGTTATAATCCTTAACCAATCATTCACTGATGATACTAACACTGAAACAATCGTAAATGATGCTTATGCATACATTATGCCAGTTGGAGCTGAAAAACCAGTTAAAATTGCATTTGAAGGTCCTACATTCGTAAGAAACTTCACTGACGCAGTTTTATCTCAAGAAATTAGTCTTGAACAAATGTTCGATGTTGCTGTATTATCTCACAATTATTGGGCAATCTACAAAGACACAAGCTTAGAAGCGTAGTTATATAAAAAGAGCCGAAAGGTTCTTTTTTATTTATTATAAAAATATTTGACAAAAAGAATAAAATATGTTAAATTATTATTAACACGGAGAGTGCCTACTATACTGTAGGAAAAGAAAAAATCCGTAAAAGAGATGATGGAGGTTGAAAAAATGGACAATAAATTTATTGAAATTAGATTATTAAATGTTGGCGATTGCGGAGTTGGATTAAGAGATACTCAAGGAAGATTTTATAATATTCCTATGAACAGTCAATTAAGAATATCTTTAGATAGTTTTAAAAATATCTTAGATTATCCAGTTAGCAAAAAAATGATTTGCCAAGGATTAATAAAAGTAGAAGGAATCACAGAAGAAATGTTATATGGAAGTATTCTTAGTGATGAAGAAAGAGATTACATTTTAGGAGATCGTGTTTGCGAAGTTGAAGAAGATGCAGGAATTCATCAAATTCATGTAGAAGAAGAAACTGCAGAAGTTCCTATTGTAAAAGCTATTACTTTCTATAATTGGATTAAAAATGATAAAGAAGATAAAATAAGAGAAGCTTTAAAAAATCCAGTAAACTATGATACAATCAAAGAAATTGTTGCAAAGAATGATAGATATAACACAGATTTAGTTAAAAAAATATTATCAGAATAAGGAGGGATAAAATGGGAACAAAGTATATAGAGATATACGAATCCTTTCTTAGTGCCGTAACAGATGATAGATTTGCGGTAATGTCAGAAGAAGAATTAATGACAGATTTATTACCTCTTCTAAAGAGATCAATATATTATTTATGTAGAATAGCAAAAGAAACAGAATATAGAGTATTGCCAGGATATGATCTTCATGCAAGAAACGATGAAGAAGGATATTTTGAACAATCTTTATCAGATCATGAAATAGAATGTTTGGCTTGGGGTATGGTTGTTTCTTGGACAGAGCAACAATTAAATTCAACAAGATTAATAGAACAACAATATTATGATGCAGGTATTAAAACTTATTCACCAAATGAAACGATGAAGAATTTGCTTGAATTACATGATGGATATTATAAACGCTTAAAAAATAGACTTACTGAATATGGCTATAAAACTATCGATATCTCTACATTTGGAGGTAATGAATAATGCAAGATAAGTATATTAGAGAACATATAATATCTATGGTATATAAGATGCTTTGTTGGAGAGAAGAAGGCAAAGAATGGGAAAGACTATACGATGAATTAATGATGGAATTAACAATGAATAACGGACTCTTAGACAGTCTTACAGCAAGTACAATTGCTTTTAAGGTTGCTCCATTAAAATATTTAGATGGAGATTGGTATAAGAGAAGAGTTTTTGATGTTATAAATTATTTAAACGGTATAGCTAAACCTCAATAAGAAGGGGGTGCCAGATATGGGTGTATTAGAAAATTATAAAGTCAGAGTTACTGGCACTGTTGGCTCTAGTTTAAAAGAATATGTTAAAAATCAGGTAAGGACTAATCTTGATACTTTTTTAGAAAAATCTCAATATGGTATGGATGTATCTATTTATGACATAGACGCTGAAGAATGGAATCCAAATCGTATCGGTATTATGACTGGCGCAATGACAGATATTAGAGATGAAGTGTTAGTTTTGTCTAAAATAGATGTACTTAAAATGGGAACTCTATTTAAATGGGATAATGAATATTGGGTTGTTGTAAAAAGAGAGGCTCGTGTAATAAAAGAATCTTTTTATGGAACTGCTTATAGATGTAATGTAGATTTAAAATGGGTAGATAAAGAAGGAAATCTTAGAACTCAAAAAGCATATGCTAAGGGAAGAGGTATGAGTTCAATATTAGTTGAAAATAAATATACCGATCCTCCTGTTATGGCTAGAGAAGTAGATACTCCTATAACAGTAATAACACAAAGAAATCTAAGTTTAGAACAAGATATGCGTTTCTTATTTAATGGACAACCATATAGAGTTACATTCGTAGATAATCTGTCTACGGACGGAACAACAATATTAGGTATGTATGACGATATATTGCAAGATGGTGATGATGTCGAAAATAATATAGCAAACTACAACAGAAGATATGAACTTAGATTGAATTTTGATTCTGATGTAATATTAGAAGTTGGTAAACCATTTGAAGTTAATTATGAAGTCTTTAAAAATGGAGAGATTACAGATAAAAAAGACATTGTATTAACTGTAGAAGATCCAAACGATGTTTCTATAATAGGAAATGTTATAACTCCTCTTGTCGCTAAAGACATTGTTGTGAAAGTTAGTCTTAAGGATAATGAGTTAATATATAAAGAATTTGTTATACATTCTGGTGACGAGTGGATTAAGGATAATATTTACATAATAGGATCAGATACAATTGTATGGAATGGAAGTGCAGAATATTATCTTAACAATAAGGAAGATGCAGAATTTGTTCCTACTTTCCCATCGAAAGTAAAAGGAACATATAAAACTACTAATAATTCTATAACAATTTCTATAAAAGATAAGTATTCTGGTACAATAAAACTAGTTGTTATGACTGGAACTGACATTTATACAAAAGAAATAAGAATTGTAAGTGTAGAGGGGGTGTAATATGAGTGCTTTTTCTAGTAAAAATCAAGAAGCGTCTTTGTTTCTCTCTCTTAATAACGATATCACAAGATTGGCTGCTGTTTTAGATTCTACTCCAGAGATAAGAAAATTATTATATTATATAGATAAAAATGCGTTAGAACAACCAGAAGTAAAAATGTCTCTTGTTGATAAGACAATTTGGAGAACTCCCTTAATTCCATTACATAATGAGACAGATGTTGATGCAAGTTATATTTCTATCAATTTGTTAATGGAAGATATTGGTAATGAAAGGAATAACGCTATAACTACAATAGCAATTGATGTATGGACTCCACCAGAACAATGGATAATTAACGATGGGTTGAGACCTCTTGTAATATGTAATTATATAGATAAGGTAATGAGAACTAAATTTGTTCAAACTTCTGGCGTAAAATATAGATTAGATCAAGTTATAAATGCTAAGTTATCAGATAGACTAATCGGTTTTAGGATGGTTTATGAAACAATCCTTGAAAATTAATATAAGTAGAATACTAACTGGAGAAGGAATAGAATTAAATTCTAAGATTACTATTTTCCAACCGACGGTCAAGGATATTGTTATTTTAGGAAACGAAAGATTTGGGAATCTTTATGCGATATGGAATTTATCAAGAAAAGATTTAGTTCCAGAAGAGACAGATGAAACGTGGAATCTTGAGGACTGGGACGTATATAAAAAGTTTATAATATATGATTTAAACTTACAAAAAATATTTAAAGACTCTGTTTTATTCTTCATGCATAAAAAAGTTGAGTTTTTAAAGATGCAGAATTCTATATTTATAGGGGAACTAGAGTCTGGGATAGAGCTCACTGAAGAACTTTTTTCAGAGATTCAAAGTGTTATCAAACAGATAACATCGCAAAAAGAAGAAGATACTAATATACAAAATGCACCGCGATCTAAACGTGCTCAAGAAGTTCATGATAAGATTGTTAAAGGCCAACAACGTTTAGCTGAGATAAAAAAGGAGAAGGGCGAAGATGACCTTGCTTCTCAAATTGTTGCTGTTGTTGCTCACGGACATTCTTATGAAACGGTATATAACATGACGTTATTACAGTTTAGAGCTGTGCTAGAAAAAATAGTACAAATTGAAAACTATCAAATAGCTTGCTTATTGTCACCTTATGCTGATAAAAAGCATAAATCAAAGACTAAGCATTGGCTAGAATAATTCAATGGAGGTAAAAATTATGTTTGAAATTATGGGACGTAAATATGCTTCTGTTACTTGTGCTGATGTTGTATTATACGATTTAGTTTGTGGAAATCCAGTTGCTAAATTTGATACTTTAAAATTATCTACAATTGAACAAACTGCTGATACAAACGACGTACAAGGTGGTAAGGGTAATCCAATATTAGCTCGTATCGCTTCAAACAAGGCTGTTAACTTAACTATCCAAGATGCTGTTATGAGTATGACTTATTTAGCAGTAGTTACTGGTGGAGAAGTTGTTAAGTCTGGAGATCAAAGCGCTATAAGAATTGCATATAATGAAAAAATTAAAGCTACTGACACAGGTTTAAAATTAACTCATAGTATGGCTGCTGGAACTACTCTTTGGTTAGCAGAAGTAAAAGATGGTATCATAAGCGAAAGAAAAGCTCGTTACGATAGTAAAACAGCTGTTCAAGACATTGCTTTAAATGCAGAAGCTTGGAGACCAGGTGATTATACAATTGTAAAAGACAAAGAATATCAAGTATTCTATAGTTATGATATAACTGAACCAGAACAAGCAAGAGAACTTACTGTATTTAGTGATATGTTCGCTAAAACTTATAGATTTGTAGGAGATACTGAATTATACAATACATTTACAGGACGTAATGATGCATTACAAATCGAAGTTCCAAGATTTGCTTTAGACAACAACTATACATTTGAATTAAATGCTGACGGTACTGCTGCTGTATTTGATATGAACGGAACTGCTTTAGCAGACGACGACAAACGTCTAATCGTTTATAGAATTTACGGAGAAAATGGTACTGGTGAAGCTACTGAATGTATCGAAGCTGCTACTATATAATATAAAGAACCGCAAGGTTCTTTTTATTTGACACAAAATTTAATCTATGGTACAATGAATGAAGTAAAGGAATACAAAGCCTACTAATAGACAGAGAGGATATTGAAAGAGGTGAGATAAGATGCTTGATCGATTAAGATTTCAAGAGGTTGAAAAAGCCATTTTCAGAGTAAGAGAAGACGGACGATATGGAGACAAATGTCTAAAAAAGGGAGAACCTTTTATGGTAATAGACAATGCGTCTATTTCGAGTTTCGTTGTTGGAGAAAGAGATAAGAATATTGTCGGTAGAAGCACTGAAGCGGGTACATCAACGATTAAACATGTTAGTTTTAGTTTAATGAATGGAAGTATGATGTTAAATTTGTTTAACAGTATATTTGGAGAGACAAAAATAAATCAAAAAACGAAGGCAACAATAACAGACACTGTTCTGATGAATGACCAAGATATAATTAAATTACCTTCTAAACCGATTGGAGAAGTATTATTATATTTAACAGATGATTATGGCAATTTAACGAAAGTTGCTAAAGATCAATTTGAGGTCGTTGAAGATGAAATACATTTAATTAAAAAAGTAAATCATTTATTTACATATCTCTATGAAGAAGAGAATGAGGCAAAATCTTTAACAAGTATAAAACAACTTGGAGCAGAAGTAATAATGTCATTAGAAATGCAATGCCAAGCGATGGATATTCTAACAGAAGAGAAAATGAATATAATTATTAGATTTAATAAAGTGTCTGTTGGTACTAATTTTTATATAGGATTTAATAATTCAGAAAAAGCATATGGCTCTACGGTATATGTACAAGGTTTAGCAGATGATAATCAAAATGGAGTAAATAAAGAGATATTTACGATTGAAGTGATGTAATATGGCAGCAGAAGTGAGAGATGGAGGATACTACGGTAGACCGGGTTATTTACATAGATATTATTTATTTTGTAGTCCTTATTGGAAAAAGGCTCAGTCTATCTCCGTTAATCCACAAGAAGACAAAATAAGAGCTGCAATAGAGAGTTTTAAGGAGAAAGAAAATGCAGCTTTGATAGATTTTTGTAGTTTATTTACATCTGAAGAAGTAACACCAGAGAAGGGTATTGAAATTTTAAATAATTTATTAACTGATACGAATAAAGTATTCGATGAAATATGGAAAGAACTTTCTTCCAGAGACAAGTTAAATAGAACGGTATTAGATTCTGTAAAAGAGATAAGTAAAAAAGCGCTACATGAAACTATAGAAAAAGGAAAAACAGATAACAATCAAGAGGTAATTTCACAGATTAAATCAACAATAACAAGAAGTATGAATAGACTATTGGGTGTTAGTGAAGGAATGATGGTATCTGGTAAAAGCGCTACATTGGGAAATTGGTTTGAGCGTTATTTTTCAACTCTAATTAATGCTACTTATATGACAAAAATTACTAAGGAACAACCAGAACTAAAAAAATGGACAAAAGAAATTGCAGTTCAGAATACAATAGCTGGATTTAAGGGTTCAGAATCATTAATCGCTCAAACGGGAGATTCTAAATATGGAGAAAAGAAAAGTACTTATGATATAGAAGTTACTGCTGAAGGAAAAAATCCCTTACCTATTCAGATGAAAGCTGGTAGTACATCGGGTAAAAGAATTTTGTCATTACCTGCAACTAATTTAGATCTATTAATGGATGAAACAATAGATAGTAGTACAAAAGATATCATAAGATTTGCAATAATACATCAACACGCTTTCTCAGATCCAAATTATATATCTTTGGTTGATAGTGTTAATGAAGATAGAAAAGCAAGAGGGATTACTCCTACTGATATGTATACAACAGGCTCTAACCCAAGTGCGATTGAAAAATTAAATGCAAATCCATCTGGCTTATTAGATAATAGGTTTATCAATGTAATTAATGTATTAAGGTATGCAATAGCTGTAAAAACAATTGCAGGTATTGCCGAAGGAAAAGAAGCTCTTATATATGTTATTTCTAAAACAGGAACAAAAACAAAAGGACACACAAGAGATGCGGTACTAAGAGTTTCTGATATGTTAGAGGCGACTCTTGGAACAAAAAATAAAATCACTTCCAATCCTTGGCCTATTAAACAAACTGGAGATAGTTTAACTTCAGTTCCTGGAAATATACTTAAATTATATGAAGAAGAGCCATTAGAAACAAGAAAAGAATGGTATGATGCAACAGCAGATACAATGTTGCATGCAGTGAATAAAATAAAACTTAGCATGGAATTTAATTATGCTAATGTTGGGAGGATAGATAAAAAATGAAATTAGAGAGATTAGAAGAATTAAAAAAAATAAGTACAAAAGATGTTATAGTTAGACAAACTTTAAATAATGTAGAAAAAAAATATTACCATAATAAATATGAACTAAAAATATCATTAGCATTAACTTTATTCAATTTATTAGGCAATACTGAAATGCATAAAGCAATGGAAGCAGAAGACATTAATTGGATAGATTTTATAAATGATAATTATAGTTTAATTGAAGAATTAGAAAAGGGAGAATATTCTAAAGAATATGAAGAAATTTTTAGAGAGATTGAAGAAGGGGCAAAAGCTAAGGCTAAATATTCATTGACCTTAATGTCAGTTCTTGAAGATTTAGGACAATCTTTTACAGAAGAAAATATAAATAAAATTAAGGAATTATTAGAAAGTAAAATAGAAGAAGTAGAAAAAGTTAATGAATAAATTTAGAGAGGGGTGAGTTAAATGGCAGCAGGTAATGATACTGTAAATATTAAAGTTAAATATATACCTGATACAAGTGCTTTGAAAAACATCAAAGAAATAAGGATGCCAGAAATAAAAATTGGTGGCAAAGATGCAGGGAAAGGTGTTTTTGATTCATATAATAATGCTATTAGAGATCTTAATAGAGAATTATCAAAAGGCACTGATGCTTCTGCCATTACAAAAGCATTCAAGACAGTTGGAGAAGAAACTACAAAGGTAAAAACACAAATTAATAGCATGAAGGAGGCTATTAATCAGTCTTTTCAAAGTCCAAGTAATCAATCTTTAATAAAAGATTATCAGAACTTAGAAAAGCAATTAAAGAAATTAGACGCCGAGTCTCAAAAACGTCGTAAGAAATCTGCAGAGCTTTCTTCTTTTAAGAGTCAAAATAACATGAGTACGCCTCAGGCTAGAAAAGAAATCTCTAAAACAGAAGCTTTGGTGGCATCGGGTGAAAAACTTACTAAACAAGATCAAGAACGTTTAGAAATAGCTAAACAAATTATCGCAAAAGAAGAAGAATTAGCTAAGTTAAAAACACAAGAAGAAATTAGAAATGCTCAAAAAGACATTAAGAATCAAATGTCAGATTCTAAGTATGATCCTATGATCAGCAGTACAGAAGCTAATCGTATATTGGGACAATACAATGATATACTATCTCGAGTAGGGATAAATTTAAATGGTGTAACTGGAGAAAGCAAGAAGTTTAGTTCATCACTTGACGAACAGGTTAATCAAGTTAAAGCAGCAAAGAAAGAAGTCGTTAAATTTGGTGATATTATTTCTGGAACCTTTTTGGGAACTTCTTTAAGTAATTTATTTCAAACAGGACTAAGTAGAGGAATTGAGTTTTTTAAAGATTATGATGAAATATTAACCCGTACAATGATGGTTACTGGCCAAACTAGAGAAGAAGTTAATAATTTGACATCTTCATATAATAGATTAGCAAATCAATTAAGCTCTACGACTAAAGATGTCGCTGCTGCTCAATTGGTTTTCTATCAACAAGGTTTGGGAACTTCTGAAGCGTTAAAAATGACAGAAGCTTCTATAGCAATTTCTAAGACTGGTGGAATCGACGCTGCAGAAGCCGCAGATAGATTAACTGCAGCAGTAAGAGGATATCAATTAAGCGCTAATGAGGCAATGGGCATAGCGGATAAAATGTCTGCACTAGATGCTGCCGCTGCTTCAAGCGTAGATGAGTTAACAGTAGCTATGCAAAAATCTGCGTCTCAGGCTCGTATGGCCGGGTTAGATTTAGATTACTACATGGCTTATCTATCAACAATGCAAGAAGTAACTCGTGAAGCGCCAGAGAATATTGGTACCGCAATGAAATCTATAACTTCTCGTTTACAGGAAATAAAGGATATTGGTAAAATAGAAGAAGATGGTACTACATTTAGTAATGTAGCGAAAGCATTAACTAGTATTGGAATTGCCGCTACAGACAGTTCTGGACAGTTGAGAACTTTACAAGACATTATGAATGAACTTGGTCCAATGTGGAATACACTAGATCGTAATCATAAGGCATATATTGCTACTGTACTTGCAGGAAATAGACAACAATCTCGTTTCATCGCCTTAATGGACAACTATGATAGAGCGATGGAATTAGTAGATGTTTCGCAAAATGCTAGCGGAGAATCTGCTAAACAGTTAAGAGCTTATAACCAAGGATTAGAAGCAAGTTTTACAAGATTAAGTAATGCTTGGCAACAGTTTGCGACAAACATAGCAGATTCTTCAATGATAAAAAGAATAATTGATATGTTTTCTTCTCTTGTCGAATTGTTGAATAAGATACCGAAGGGAATTACAAGTACAGTGGTTCCGTTATTAGCATTAACTAAAGTCTTTACAACATTGGGTAAAGCTGGTAATTTATTTAAAGGTTTTAAAACTTGGAGTATTGAAAAATTAGGATTAAAGGACATATCTAATGATATAGGTTTGCTTGGAAACAGCTTTCAAGATGTTAGTAAGAAAGCCAATTCGGCTTGGAACTCGATAAAAAAATTTATTGATGGATTTGGTAATACAAAATATGTAAAGGATATGAATCAAGCCATAGAGGAGAATTCTGAGGCAACAGATGCTAATAGACTAAAACGTCTTGAATCGGAGAGCTCTAAAGTTTCTGAGCAAAAAAGCTCAACATTACTATCTTCAACAGAAAATGTTTTAACAAATTCTTACAATCTTTTGACGGAAAGTATTAAAAGAAACGAAGAAGCCTTACAATTAAATGACGATGAGATGCTGTTGGAGCAAAATGATGCATACAAAGCGGCTAAGTCTAATTTATCTTGGGCAACTGCAAACGAGAATCAGATAAAAAAACAAATTAATGATGTTCAGGAAAATTTTAGACTTAATAAAATGAGGAAACTCGATGAGGAGAAATCTTTAGCTACTTCATCCAAACATGGTAATTCTTTAATTAAACAATATTTAGAATCAACAGGAATGGACACTAAGGGCTTAAGGGTTTCTCAACAAATGTTTGATGATAACTACGAAGATGCAAAAAAATGGCTAAGGAAAAAAACTAATAAAGAGATATCGGAGTTAGCAGAACAAGCTCAAGCCGATGCTATGAGATTAGTAGAAGAAGCAGAAGACGCTAAAAAAAGGACAGATGAAATTAGAAAAGAGTTAGCGCAGATAAGAAAAGACAGTGGATATTCTTATAATAAAGAAGACTTGCCTCAAAAAAAGAATTCGACCAAGTTTTTTGATACTTTCAAAGAAAAAGAAACGTTTTCTTTGGGGGATGTAGGGAAATTATTTAGAGAAGATAAAAATATAGGAAATTTCGACAAAATTTCTGCTTTGTTTAACAAGATAAACATAAGCTCTGGTTTAGTTGCTGGTTCATTAACGCAAATGGGAGCATCATTCCTTGGGCTTGATGAAGATATGTCATCTGCGTTAAGCACCGGTATCGGTTTAGCCACTACTTTTAGCAAATTTGCTCCTCCATGGGGTGCAATTATTGGAGCATCAATAGGTGCTGTAAAATTTGTTTTTGATAAGCTATGGCCAAGTGTAGAAACTACTCAGAAGAAATTGACAGAGTTGCAACAAGAGATGGATGAATTTTCTCAAAAGAAGAATAGCATAGAAAGTAATTTAGCAGTTTATGAAGAATTGAGTACTAAATTAGATAAAACAGACGAAGAAACACAAAAACTTAAAGATTCAACAGAGGAATTAGTTAAACTTGTTCCAGGGGCAGTTATAGGATATAATCAATATGGAGAGGCTGTTTTAAATACAGCAGCTGCTTATGAAGAATTAGATAAAAAACAACGTGAAATGTCAGCTAATGCAGATAAACAGTTGGATCAATTTAATAATTTACAGAAGGGCGCTCAAAAAGGCGAAAGGATTTTTAAGACGATAGTGGATGTTATCGGATGGACAGTTGCAGCGGTGACGGCTATCCCAACCTATGGAGCTTCGGTTGCTGCCATGATTGGTACAGATGTTTTATGGAGTAAAAAAATCTCTAAGGAACAAATAGAAGAAAATAAAAAGGTATGGGATGAAAATTATTCTGAAATTCTTAAGGCATATCAGATTAAGAGAGATGATTTTATCCAAGAAGTTCAAGATGTGAATAAAGATACCGCATCTCAAGTTGCAGATACTATGATCTCTGGATTAATGGAAGCCGGAAGAAGTGGATATGTATCCGATGCTACAAAAGAAATAAATAATTTAATAGAACAGTTCAAAAAGATAGATTGGAATGAAATAGACAGTGCAAAAACGCATTTAGAGACTTCTTTACAGTATGATGAAAAAACTTTTGGAGCCGCTAGAGAACAAATAGATAAAGAGATAAGACAGGAATTAAAAGACTCTGGGTTGGAAGATATTGAGATAGATACAATTATTACTGCTGTTTTAAATATATCTTATAAAGGAGCTGCACAAGCAGAATCGATAAAAAAACAAATAGATGCTCAAATAAAGGATTTAGAAAAAGATGATTTAACAGACGAAGAGGCTGTAAAGAAAAAGCAACTCGAAGATATGAAAGCTGGCATCGATAATTTAACTCAATCAGAATTAGAATTATTATCATCAAGTGGCTTGTTAAAAACAGAGTTTTCTTCATTATTTAGCTCAGCTGGTGGAATAGATAAGATACTTGAAAAATATAAAGAAGAAAATGGTGAATTGAATAAAAATAAAGCTATTGTTGGTACAATTAATGACTTATTAGGAGAAAAAGCTGAGCTATTAGAAAAGATAAACAGTTTAAATGGTAAAGACACTAATGCTCAACAAGCCTATAACGACAAGTTAAGAAAACTGGCTAAACAAGATGTTAATAAGATGTCTTTCAATAGCGAAGACGAAAGGTCAGAATACGAAGAAGAGAGATATCAATATTATAAATCAATGGCAGAGGAAGATCCAACAAACCTTAATAGATTCAATAGAAAACGAAATACTTATCCTTTAACTCTTGAAGAGAAAGGGAAAATAGAAGAAGCTCGTAAAGCTTTTGCGGAATACAATAGTACTGTACAACAAAATAAAGATAAGATAAAGGAACTTGAAACGGAAACAAAAAGTTATTCTGATACATTGAATAAATTGATTCCATTGATTGAAACAGCTAAGGAACCAACATTTGGAGAAATGTCTTCAGCTATATCAGAAATTCAAAGTACTTTTGAAAACATAGTATCTCTTGTAGATTCTCTTCAAGATAGCAATAATATTTTTAGCTTTGGAGATGTTGGGGATTTATTCTCTATATTAGATACTTTTGAAAAAACCGTAGATCTTACTAATTCAGCATCGTTGGGTGCGCAAAATTACTATGACGCTCTTGGAAAAATAAACGATGCGGTACAATATCAAAACGGACAATTAATTGCTCAAGAAGGACTCGAGGAAGGATTGTATCAGTTAGCGATAGCGTCTGCTGTTGCAAAAGCAGAAGAATTTGCTATTCAATTAGAACAGACAGAACAAGAATTAGAATATCAAAATGTAATTCTTGAAGCAGAAAAAACTGCTATAAATGCTGCTCTAGAAGAATTGCAAAGTAAAAAAGAAAATGTTGATGTAGCGGGAACTTTAAATGATGTAGAACTTAAGTTAGAGAAGAATTTAGCTGAAGCATCTGTTAAAACTGAAGAAGCGAAATTAAATGCACGATTAAGTGCAGCTTCCCAATTTGCTGCTCAATATGCAAAAATAATGAGAGAAGCCGAAAACGGAACCTATGAGGGTGGCACAAGTAAAGTTGAAGTAGACTTGAAAAATCTTCGAGATCAACTTTCTCAAAGTATAAAGGATAGTGTTTTATCAGACGTTGATATGAAGGATGTTGATGGTAGTATCCAAAGATTACAAAATCGTCTTAATTCGTTGGATGATCAAATAAACAAAAATAACAACAGAATAAAAACTACAATTGATTTGAAGAAAAAAGTATCAGATTATCTAAAAGATCCTCACGCTTTTGGAAACAATGCTCAAGTAGAGGGTATGAAAAAGGCATCAGATTCTCAGAAGGATTATAATGAGAAACTCGAACGAACATTAACTCTATTAGAAAAAATCGAAGGACTTCAACATAAGATAGATGAGAATGAGACTTTTAAAGATTTGTATAAAGATTATAGCGGAGAAGATTATGGTCGTTTAATGATGACTAATCTTGATCTGGCTCAACAACAGTATGATGTTTATAAGGATTTATTTAAGATGCAACAAGAAATGACAAATCAGGCTGCTGGTGATTTACTAGATTCTCCTTATGGTCAAATGTTTAAGATTCAAGAAAATGGAGATATTGGATGGGCAGATTTAACAATGTATGATAAATACAAGAGTATGCCTGCTGATATGAAAGAAGATATAGACAATTTAGTAGAGGCGTTCCAAAAGCAACGAGATGCCCTTAGAGATACCGAAAATGACATGTCTAAATATGCACAAGAAGTCAAGAAAGTTCGTGAAGAATTAGTCCAAATGCAGATAGAAATAGAAAATGAACTTGTAGATGCTATCAAAAATAGAGAAAAAATATTGCATGACGCTAGAGTTAAAGCTCTTGACGATGAAATAGATATGATTGAGAAAGCCGTTGAAGCTAGAAAGAAAGCCCAAGAAGATGATAATAGTAACAAAGAATTATACAAAGCTCAAGAAGCTTTACGTAGAGCGACATTGGATTCTTCCGGTAAAAATAATGCTCAATTATTACAATTACAACAAGATTTAGAGGACAAACAATTGGAAATAGCAGAAAAGCGTTTTGAAGATGACATGGACGATCGTAAACAATGGTTACAAGATACGAAAGACGCAGAATCAGAAACTTATGACTATCGTTTAGAAAAAATGACTTGGTATTGGGAACAAGTACAAGCTATTCAAGAAGAAGGAACTCAAGCGATGATGGAAACTTTGATTCATTGGAACGAAGAGTATCGTCAACAAAGTGCTTTGCAACAATCTGAAATGGAGAGAGAGTGGAAAGAAACAATGGATGCTATGAAAGCTGCTACGGATATGGGAGCTGAATTAGGAAAATTAACATCAGATATTGTTTCAGTTACTCAAACTGTTGAAGCTATGGATATTAAAATCCAAGCGCTTCCTGGTTCTTGGCAAAAGGCAACAGAAGCAGCTAATAGTTATGCTCGAGCAGCAAGTGCAGCTTGGAGTGCGGGAAATTATTACAATAATTTAAAGAATACAAAAGAAGATCCGAAGCCAAAAGATGATAAAAAAGATAAGGTTACTAAGCCGAATGCTTCAAAAGAAGTTTGGGGTCCGTCAGATGTCGGCAGAAGATATATTGTTGGAGATATACATGCTAAAACATATGAAGAAAAACGTGGACAATTAACTGAATTTAAGGGATACACAAATAGAGGAAGTCAATTACCAAAAACTGTTACTATTAAAGATAAGAAGAAGTTTAATGGAAAAGAATATGTAAAAGTAAGAAATACTGTTGGTAAAGACGTATGGATGTTGCCGAGTAATTTAGTTGGATGTGCCTATTCATCTGGTGGTTATGTAGATTATACTGGACCAGCATGGGTAGATGGTAGTAAGTCACGTCCAGAAGCATTCTTAAGTGCATATCAAACCGAACAAATTGGAGCGTTAGCAAAATCGCTAGATCCTTCTACTATTAATAATGCTACTACTAATTCTAATGTTACATTTGGTTCTATTAACTTTAATGTTGCTTCAATGTCAAGCGCCGCTGATGGTAAGAAAGCTTTAGATATATTTGTACAAGGAGCAAATGATATGATGGCTAAGAAGGGCATTGGGACCAGGTTAAATATAAATATGAAGTAAAAAGGAGGTAAGATTATATGGCTGCACATGAACCAGTATGCGGAAGAGCAAATATAATGGATGTCATAGACAAGGGAGAAATATATCTTACCTTCGTCTTTGACGGAATAGATTCAAGTCAGATAGGAGTAGCGAGTGTCTCAGACGGAAGCACTTATGACACTCCTATTCTTCCTGAATTTAGTGATAATAGTTTAGAAGTTGACGGATATGATGGTAAATATTATTTTAATACCAGATTATCTCAAAAAAGTTTTACTTATAATTGTTTTATTGATAATTTGTCAGCTTTTGAATTTGATCAATTGAAATCTTGGATAAGACCAAAAAAGATTGGAAAATTAATAAGACCAGAAGAACCTTATAGATATTATTGGGTAAAAGTAAGTTCTGTAGATAATTTAGGAAATATTCCTTTAACACATCCGGATACAGGCGGAGTTAGTTATACAGGAAACTTCAGTATAACTTTCACGACAGTTGGACAAACTTGTGGTTATGGAATGTTATACTATCAAGATGATTTAAAATATTATGAGTACAGAGATATCTTCGATGGCACGCAAGACTACTATTATGATGAGGGATTATTATATAGAGAAGAAAGTTTACCAATGTCAGTGACAATGGCAAGTGGAGAAAATGAAGTTCAAATATATAATCCAGGAACATATAATTCAAAAATAAGAGCTATTATAAGTACTGATACGGCGATAGATTCTGGGGCAATGATATTGCGCAATGAAACTGTCGGAGATGTTAGTGTTATTACTTTAAATGGATTGACAACTGATAGTAAAATGATTCTTGATTGGGGTGAAAATATATATACTTTAAACGGGGTAGATTGCTCAGATAAAGTTGAGGGCGATTTAATGTATTTGCAACCAAGGAATTATGTTGAAAGACAGGAGAATGCGTCTATATCAAATGATGGAACTAATACAATGGTAAGTTTCGATGAAAAAGTTAGACAAGTAAGAACAGATGATATTGGAAAAACAGTTATGTTTAAAGACGAAATGAATGTAAACTCAAAAGATGGCGCAGGTGGAAGAATTATAGGAATAGATAAAATAACAAATCGTTTTATACTTGATAAGAGTGTCGGACTATATTCTAATCCTAATGCTACTGTCATTATAACGAAATTAGACAAATTATCTTGTGAATTAAATATCCCAGAAGGACAATCAATAAACGTAGAATGGCAAATAGTGCCAAGGTACTTATAGGAGGTAGAATTATGGCAATAACTCAAAAACTAAGAGAAATTGGTGGAATAATCAATTCTACCGACCTTAATTATAATTTTAATAGAATGGCGGAAGATTTACAATTAGCCGTAGAAGGAGTTATTTTTGATAAAGAATATTCTCAGGTGGAGACTATCGCAGACAGAAATAATATTCCTTCTGATCGACTAACTCAAGGATTCTGGTGTGCCGTTAGTGAAAATGGTGTTGTGTACGAATACAATAAAAGGAATGATTTAGTTACAGCATCGACTGAAGAAAGATATTTTGGAATCAATGACGGTGATTTACCAAACATACCTTATGTTGTGGATGGAGATCCAACTTCAGGAGTATTACTAAATGCTAAATACATTTGTAAAGCAGACGGAAGAGATAATAATTGGAAATATACTTCTACAACAACTGGAGATACTTATGAAGATAGTGATTGGGCTATCTATGTAAAAGAAGATTATACTGAAGAAGGTCATTGGAGAAAGATATCAAAATGGATACCAATAATGAATGTTACTTCAATATTAGAAAACAACTTAATTGGTAAGCTAGAAAATTTACATACTGAAGATAAGAGCAGAATTGTTAATGCAATTAATGAAATTCACGATGATTTAGGCACAATAGAAGAATTAACAACAAAAGATAAGAGTACTGCAGTTGCGGCAATTAATGAACTTGACAAAGAGATGGGAGATTTAGAGAATCTTACTACTGCTGAAAAAACTACTATCGTTGGGGCAATTAATGAAGTAGATACAAATGTTGGACCTGTAGAGGAGTTAACAACTACAAATAAAATTGTAACCTACGCAATTAATGAGCTAGACGGTGAGATGGGAGACTTATCTAAGTTGCATACTGAAGCAAAAGACAATATGGTTAATGCTTTAAATGAAGTTCATGATGATTTGGGAACCATAGAGGAATTAACAACAGATGATAAAAGTACTGCTGTGGCAGGTATAAATGAATTAGATAAGAGAGTGGGTAAACTTCCAGAATTAAAAACAGCAGATAAGTCAAGTGTTATTAATGCTATTAATGGACTTGGTGATATTAGTAAGCTTGAGACTACTACAAAAGAAACTGCTGTTGCGGCAATTAATGAATTAGATGGCCGTGCTGGAGAATTGGTTGATTTAACAACTACTAATAAAACTAATTTAGTATCTGCTATAAATGAGTTAGATAAAGATATTGGTAATGTAAGTACACTAACGACTACTGCAAAAGATAATACTGTAAATGCCATTAATGAATTAGATAAAGAGATCGGTCCTCTTAATACATTGACTACTACAAACAAAGAAACAGTAGTAAAAGCCATTAATGAGGTCGATAAAGATATTGGTAATGTTGGAAATTTAACAACCAATAATAAAACTGATGCAGTTAGTGCAATAAATGAATTAAAGTCAATTACAGATACATTAAGAGGGGCAACAATTTTAATTGGTAAAATTGACTTGAATACCAAAGATGTAACTCCTGAAAAGTTAACAGCTAGAGCATTAGAAATAATGGGTGGAACAACAGTTCAAGCTGGTTGGCAGTTAGTTGACAAAGAACAACATGAATGGATTTGGAATGGAAGCAACTGGCAAGATTTAGAACAACCTAATATTTATCCAGCACAAAATGGAACATTAGGAACAGTTCGTGGAAATGCTAGTGGTGACATTTCTATAACCGATGGAAATATGACCGTTTTACATGCTGCCAATGCAACTAAGTTAAATAATCAAACATCAGATTATTATGCTCGTTCAGCTCATTTGGGAAATATTACATTATTAACAACAACAAAAAAAGATAACACTGTGAATGCAATTAATGAATTAGATGCAGAACACGGAACGTTATCAAATTTACATACAACAAAAAAAGATAATTTTGTAAATGCTATAAATGAAGTTAGAGATGATATCGGCACATTAAGTGATTTAACAACAACTGATACAACTAATATTACAGGTGCAATAAATGAGTTAAAAACAGGTTTAGATAATGCGAATGTGAACATTAACAAGAAAGCTGATAAGGATAATGTATTAGAGTTAGATAATGTCAATGCTTATGAGCCAACCAAAGATTATCATCCTGCAACTAAAAAATATGTTGATACGATTGCTGGTGGAGCTTCATGGGGTAATATATACAACAATATAGAAGACCAAGAAGACCTAATGATGTTAATAAATGACAGACCAACAAAAAATCAAGTATTAACGAGAGATAATACACTTATGTATACTCCTACGAGTGACTATCACCCAGCAACAAAGAAATATGTTGATGAGACATTTACAAAAAATAATAAATGGGGACAAATAAGTGGAGATATTGCAGACCAACAAGATCTTCAGAATGAATTTACAAAAAAACAAGATAAGACAACTGCTTGGAATACAACTAATTTAGTTGTTGGAACTCAACAACCTGAGATTCCAGAAAATGGATACATAATTTGGATAGATACAAATAGTTAGAACAGGGGGTGAAGAAATATGGCAACAGTATATAGTGGTCAAAGATGGAATGGCGAAGGGTCCTGTTATTGGCGTATCCGTGTAGATTATAGCGATAATAGTGCTAATGTTTATGTTGACGTAGGTCCTTCTGGTTGGTCTATATGGCTACGTTTCACCTCAGGAAACAATACTTTCACAAAAAATGCTACTACTTATTATGCTAGTAATAACGGAAAAAGTGCAAATCTTTTAGGAACACTTTCTATAAGTCCTTATAGCGCAACAACTGTATACCAAACCTGTTCTGGTAGTACTTGGGGAGGTAATGTAAATGGTGAATCAAGTGTTACAATACCTAAGCAGTATTCTCCCGCAGGTCCTACTTATTCTCGTTCAGTAAGTGGAATTACTAGAACATCTGCGACATTAAATATATCCTGCTCAAGTAACCCAGCAAGTTATTGGAGAATACATTGGTATGATACAAGTGGAAGTTGGGTTGGATATTCTGGAAATGGGGCAACTGGAAACTGGACTTATACCCAAGACAATTTGACTCCCAATACATCTTATAATTTTTATACTCAAGTAACAAATAATAATGATGGAGAAGGAACAGGATTATCTCCTATTGAATTTACTACTACGGGAAATGCTCCAACTATAAATAGTGTTGCGGTTTCTCCTTCAAGAACTTCTGCAATTTTTAATCCAAATGTGTCTTATGATACAAATGCAAGTTTTAGAAGCTACTCGATTAGATATGGAACATCAACAAGCTATGGTTCAACTTCTACAAGTACTACAATAAGTGGATTAACTCCAAATACTACTTATTATTACAGTATGACCGTAACGGATAATTGGGGAAGAACATCGATAGCTAAGACTGGTAGCTTTAAGACAACTGGAAATAATCCGACAATTAATTCGCATGGAGTAAAGACTTATGTTCAGACTTCTGTAGAAATGCAGTATTCAGCTTCTTATGATACTAATGATTCATTATCTTCATATAAGTGGGAATATGGTACTTCTACAAGTTATGGAAGTTCAGTTACTGGGACAAATATAATTAATGGTTTGAATGTAAACACCACTTATTATTATAAATTGACCGTCACTAGTACGCAAGGAAGAAACTCTACTACTACAGGTTTTTTTAAGACAGATCCTGCTACTGTTACGATAAGTGCTTTAGGCATATCTGAGATTACAGAAACAACGGCAAAAGTAGATTATACATTCAATAATCCATCTAATGTCGGACAGTTTTATGTTATAGAAACCATTCTTGAGAGAGAGGATGGTGACAGTCAGAATTATCAAGTGAACAACATAGCTCCCCCTTATAGTAAAGTATATGATAATTTAGAGCCAGGTTCTAAATATACTTGTAAAGCCAGAGTCGGTATTAAAGGACAGGGCGGAACAATATATTATTCTCAATGGGCTTCACAAGATTTTGAAACTTTGGCTAGTACTCCTTTTGTGAAAATAGATTCTAATGGTGTGATTAAACATTACAAAGGATATGCTCTTGGAAAAAGTGATATCTATAATGGATATAGTTCAGAATGGAAGAATGGGAACTATTCAGAGACGGTCAATTCTTCTATATCTTTTAATGGAGAAGGGGCAGGTGTTTCAAAAGTAAAATATATCGAGATAATGCCTAATGATACTTATACGTATGAATTTCCTGTCGAGCAATTCACAACCTCATCTGGTATAACTCTTATATTAACGAATGTTTCAGATATTATTCAGAAAGTTGTAAAAGTAACACCAGGACAATCCGGATCTATAAACACTGGTAGCAGTACTCGTTTATATATGACTTGTACAGGAACAGATTTAAGTAAAGAAACAGCAAAATATGTTCGTTTTAGTATTTATAGGTCTATAAAGAAAGTTCCATTGGATAAAGAATCAATAGTTACATTAAATAATAAGATAAGATATATAGATATATCGCAAAATGGATATATAAAAGGAACAACAACGGGTTCTGACGGAAAAATTATAGAACTTGATGTTTATGATAAATTAGGAAATAATATTGCTCTTAATAAAAACGTTACAATGGAAAGGGGTAGCGGAAGCAATCTTGAAAAGATTACCGATGGTAATCATGATGGTTCTTCTTATTGTACTTTAAATGAGAATAGCGCAGGAACTACAGTGAGAGTTGATTTAGGCCAAGAATATTCTTATGACCAAATAGATAGAGTTGTATTGTGGCGAGATGTTGATTGTTTATATCAAGAAAGTAGATTATTAGGATTAGATGCAAACAAACAAATAACTTGGAAATTTCAGTCATATAAGAGTGAGGGGGTTTATAAAGAGACTTCTGAAGGATATACTGCTAGACCAAGAAAAGCTAAAACAAAACATAACATTTATATAACATCATTGCTTAATGAATTGGACAGTCCTCCTTTTGCAGATAAAATAACAATAAATGCAGATTGGAATATGTCTATTCCTCCTGTAATAGCAGACTTGACAACACATAGAGTAGATGCTATAATAGCAGCAAATAGTGGTAGATTATTAAAGAATGATGTTGGTGATCTAACGGCATTAACAACTACAGAAAAATCAAATTTAGTAGATGCTATTAATGAGATTTGGAATGGTATAAATAAAACAGAAGAAGAATTTACAGTATTAGATTTCGTATTAGAATCTATACTATGCGGTTAGGAGGGAGATTGATATGGCAGAGAAACATCCAGATGTAAAATTTGAGTATTCGTTTTCTGATGGCAAATATTGGTCTCCTTACGACCATTGTCGTGTTTGGGAAAATGGTACTTATGATTTAATGATAAGAGACAACTATGGTCAGACGGCAAAGAGAGTTTATGAAGAAACCAATGTTGTCGAAGATAAGGAGATACCGTTTAAAATAGAGTTTATTGATTTTATTGATTTCAATGACAATCCTATAGAGTATTATGATGGTATAGTTGTCGCTAGAAGTAGTGGCAAGATGGTTATTACTATTCTAGGGGATTTTGACGATCCTAGACTTTATATGAAAACCAAAGGACAAACAGCTTGGCAAGAAAATGGAGGTTTTACAAATAATAAAAGAACTTTAATTGATCCAGGTCAAGCCGAATATTATATAGCGGATTCATACGGCAGAAAGTCAAAAATTTTTACTTCCGAAGTTGTCACATATACCCCTTACGCTCCTCGCCCAGCGATAACAATATTACATGCAGATTCTGGTGTGCTCATTACAGAAGCAAGAGACGATACGGAGACAAATGCCGTTCCAAGAAGATATGCAATTAGTTATGATAATGGAAAAACTTGGTCGAGTTGGCAGTTGGGTAGATATTTTCAAAAACTAAAACCTTCAACGGGGACTTATGTAGTGAGAGTAAAAATAAAATATACTACTGGAATTGAGAGCTGGAATTCGGCAGCTGCGACAGTAACAATAAAATAATGGAGGTGTCAATATGGCAATTTATGTTCCTAATATAATTGATAATTTAACTTCTACTTCAACTAAGGATGGTTTATCTGCGAATCAAGGTAGAGTATTAAAAGAACAACAAGGAGATTTAACTGAATTATATACAGGTAATAAGGAGAGTCTTGTCGGAGCAATCAACGAAATCAAAGAAATGGAAACTACTTTAGCATCTCTATTAGATGAGATAAATGGAGAAGTGATATAGCGTAAAAACTACTGGTGTTTTTGCGCCTTTTTTTATGGAGGTTTAATTATGGACGAAAAAGAAATGATGAACAAAATAAAATACCTAATAAAAAAGAAAAGATCTTTGGAAGATATTCTTTTAGAAACTGGATTAAAAGAGTATGAAGTGTTCGGTTTTGTAGAAATGTTGAAACAAAATGGGTGGCAAGCAGAATATAAAGACGGCTTCTTCATTTATCAAAAGGAACAACTTATTAAGGATAGGGACGTTTATAAAATGGTAGCTGGTGAGAAGCATAAGTTATTGTTTATTAGCGATACGCATTTGGGAAGTAAATATGATAGATTAGATATTTTAAGATATTTATATGATTTAGCAGAAGATGAGGAAATAAATACAGTGTTTCATGTAGGAGACTTATGTGATGGCGCGTATCCAAATAGACCAAATCATACTTACGAATTAAGAGCTCATGGGGCAGAAGAGCAGCTTGAATATATCGTTGAGAAATATCCTTCTAAGACAGGAATTAAGACAATGTTTATTGGGGGAAATCATGATTATTCTCATGTGAGAAATGCCGGTTTTGATATAGGAAAAGCAGTCGCAAAGGAGCGTCCCGATATGATTTATTTAGGACAAGATGTGGCAGATGTTGATTACGGAAAGACAAGATTGAGATTGTTTCATGGTTCTAAGGGTCAGAGTTATGCGAGAAGTTATAGAATGCAAAAATACGTAGAACAAATTCCTACAGAAGAGAAACCAGATATATTATTAATGGGCCATTATCATAATTCATTTTATATGAAGTATGCAGATGTACATTGTTTCCAAGTTCCATCTACAATAGATCAAACTCCTTATGCAAGAAGTCTTGGATTGAATAATGAAAAAGGAGCTTGGATTGCAGATTTGACAACAGATAAACAAGGTGGTATAATGACAATAGAACCTGAGTTTATAGACTTCAGCGGACAAAAAAGACTTGTAAGAAGAAAGAAGTAATTAAACCTTAATTTATACTAACTCTATCTACTAAGTAACAGAGGGAAAAAAGTAAGAAAGAGAGGGGGTAAGACTATGGACGCAGTTATAGAGACAGCGAAAACAATAGGCATTACTTTGGCAGAGATTATTTTAGTTATCTATTTCTGTGTTAAGTATATAAATGCAGCTTTGAGAAAAGAAGATATAAGCAAAGGTGTTAAAGAACAAAGTAATCTTGATTTACAAATAATTGAAAAAATGGATTATTATAAGGAATTGCTAAATGCGGACAGAATATTATTATTTGAATTTCACAATGGCCAACATTATTCTAATTATAGATCTGCATTGAGAATGTCTCCATCATATGAGGTATTTAAAGCAGGACAAAAAAGCAAAATGGTAGAGTGTACAAATATTCCGATATCTGTTATGCCTAAATTGATATATGAAATTACACACAATGGATATTCGGAATGTAAGACAATAGAGGAGATAAAAGAAGACAAGGGGAACACTTATAAATTTAAAAAGTCTATAGATGTATATTCTTATTATGATGTAGCGATTAGAGATAAAAATAATAATATTATTGGATTTGTCGCCGTAGAGTGGGCATCAGAAAGACCAGAAGATGTTGACGTAATTCAAATAGAAAGATTGGCTGGTTTCTTAGAAGACAAAGTTAATGAAATAGTAGAAAATAATGAAAAAAGAAAAAAGAAGAAATTCTTAGGAATTTTTTAATGGAGGTGTAAAAATGGAAGAGTGCAAAAAAGTACTTACTTGGGAGCAAAAAATACAAAACATTGAGAGTGCACCTGAAGAAGCAAGATTGATGATTGCAAAGGCTTATATAAGAGATGATATACCAGATGAAGATGTTCAATATGAATTTAATACAGATAGTCCTGAGCAATTAAATGAAGATGGAGAAATTGAAAATCTAAACGCAGATGATCCTGAGGGGATAGGAGCTACAGGTTTTACAATGAGAACTACAAGACCTGCGAATAATAAGAATTTTATTACTAGAGGTTCTGGTGGTTGGAATACTTGTATAAAAGGAAATCCTAGATATCAATATGCAGACGCTTTAGCAAACTGTGTTGGTTATGCTAGCGGTAGATTTAATGAAATTATAAATATTGCTAGAGAAACAACTGGCTGTACTTATACAACATTAAATTGTAACGCAGTGGGATTTAAAGAAAGAGCAGAAGCGGCTGGATTAAAAACAGGTTCCACTCCAAGACGTGGTGCTATCATGTGTTGGGGCAAAGAGGGTGCTGCTGGACACGTTGCTATAGTTGAGAGAGTAAATAATAGTAATTCAGTATATACTTCAGAATCCGGATGGGGTTCAAGTGCTATATTCTGGAACAGTACAAGAAGTAACAACAATGGTAGATGGGGAATTGGAGCAGGATATTATTTCAGATGCTTTATCTATTTACCAGATGATGTGCAAAAAGCTATAGATGCAGAAGAGCCTACTCCTACACCACAACCAACTCCAAGCGATAAATTTAATATTGGAGATAAAGTAATTGTTAATGGACCTTTATATGTAAGTTCTACTGCTTCATCACCAGCAGGTCATGTTAGCAATAAAGTGACTAATATAACAAGAAAGAACCCTGGTTCAGCACACCCATATAACACTACAGGAGATCTAGGTTGGATGGATGAAAGTTCTATCAAAAAATACGAAGAACCAACACCAATACCTACTCCAGCACCATCTACAGAATTAAATGTAGGAGATGCAGTTGAAATAATTGGTACAGGAAATGGTAGTGCTTATGGTGGAAGTAATACTGCTTATGGAATTGGTTGGAAAAGACAAATATTAAAGATTTGGAACGGAAAACCTTATCCATATCAAGTAGGAAATAATACTGGAACTACTGGATTCTATAAAAAAGAAGCTTTAAAAAAGATATAAAAAAAAGATAAGCGACTACCTAAAAAGGAGTCGCTCGTCCTTGTAAGGAGGGGATGAGAATGTTAAATGCAATTTTACTTACTTTAAAAACAATGGGATGGCTTGGTATAATTTTAGGTCTTTTGGTTATTGTTAATACTATTTGTGGAACGTTGTATAATGTTGCTACAAAAAAAGAAACTTTTAGCTGGAAGAAACTATTTAAAGGAATCGGCAAGTCTGCTGTATTTTATGTAAGCGCTGCTCTATTATCAGTTGCTTTTACAATGTTACCTTTTATAAACGAAATGATTGTTAATACATTTGGCGTAATATTATTATCTAATGATTTATTAAATGCTATGTCAAGTATTGGTGTTCTTGGTGTTGTAATTGGAACTATTATAGTTCAAGGTAAAAAGGCAATTGAAGGTGTTACTAAATTGGCTAATATTAGTGCAGACACTGAAGTTATAACTTGGAAAGTTGAAATCCCAGAAGAAGACGAAGAAAAGGACACAAAATAGTCCTAATATAATAGACGAAGGGAGGGGAAATCATGGAAATATTAAGAGATAAGACTATCAATGCTGGCACTGTAAAGCCACAAGATAAAATTATTAAGAATATTACCGGAAATACTATGAGTATTCAAATTGATGGCGATGCAAAACTTTCTATGAAAGGCTCTCATGCAAATTTTGAATCAAACAACTCCTATGCTATTGCCTTAATAAACATGACGACTCTTGATAAAGTAACTGAGACAACTACTCCAGGTCTTTATCTTGCTATCGTAGAAGGCATAGATGAAATGGAATTAGAGATTTCTGGTAGTGGTGTTATACATTGGAAGGAATTGGGTGATTAATATGGCTAAGACAGACGGAGTAGCAAGAATAATCGCTCTTGCCGCTTTGGGCAAGAACGGTGGAAGTAGTACAGGCGGTACTACAAATTATTTAGAATTAGCCAATAAACCTAAGATTAACAATGTAGAATTAACCGGAAACAAAACATTAGAAGATTTGGGTATTAATATACCTGATTTAGAAAATTATTATACGAAAGATATGGTTAATGAAGCCTTTTTAACTAAAACTAATACAACATCATTTACCCCAACAGGTGATTACAACCCAGCAACAAAAAAATATGTTGATGATGCACTTGCAAACATTGATGTATCATTTGACGATGTATATGTAGTTACTTGTGGTCACAGATTTGATAATGGTTCCTTTAATATAACAGATGATGGTTCTATTGCAGAAATGATGAATACATACTGGCCAAAATATCTAGCCAATAGAAATCAAGGTGGTTTAGTTATTTGGAAAGATTATACAGGGGCAACAAATGGTACAACACTTATAGGTTATATGAGGGGTGCAGAGATTTATATACAATGGCCGTGGACTTTTCAAAATAATGGATTAGTTAGTAGACCATATGGTTCTGTTGGTGTTGTGACTATAACTGGATCTTGGGATTCTAGTACAGAAACATATACATTAACCAAAGCTGTTTGGAACAGAACAAATTATGTACCAACTAAAGATTGGAACCCAGCAACTAAAAAATATGTGGACGATAATGTAAAAACATACACGGCTGGAGAAAATATCACAATATCTGAAGATAATGTTATTAGTGCTAATGTATCTGGAGGAACAGATACTAACGCTGTTTATACATATTATGCCCCATATTCAGATGACGATTGGTTTACTGAAGAAAACATAGCAAACATATTACAGGCAGTAAAAGATAAAGGATATTCTAACTTCGAGTTATGTACTTTAAATGGAAATCATTATGCATTAAGACAAGGTGGAAATTTACAAAACTTAACTACAGAAGGAGAGAGCTACCAATTAGAGTATTTACAAAATGATTTAAAAAATTATGTTTATTACTTTTTTGTCGCTCGTTTAAATGAAGGCGGTAAGATAGTAGTAGATGGACTAGGTACGCAAACTTATACAGCTCAAGAAATGATTGAGGCCTTTCTGTCACCAACATTACAAAAAATATCTGGCTACGATAGTTCAGCATCTCATTTAATTCTACAATCAAATAATGGAATCTTTGAGTGGGATTCATCATTAGATGGTGGTATATTTGGAGACAGTTATACAGATCCTACTTATTATACAGAAAAACAAGTTGATAAAATAGTTACAGATACCGTGAATGAAGCATTAGGAGGCAGGTACTAATGGAGACAGAAGGTAAAAGGATATTAGTAAATTATCTTACTGACATTGCAGATACTTTTAGAAGTATTACAGGAGAAACTGATACAATAAGTGCTGAAAGTTTTTCTAAAGAAGTTCAAGCAGTAGCTACGTCAAGCTCAAAAAACTCATATCAAAGAAATTCTATAGAAGAAATGAATGCAATAACAGACGCAAAGGATGGAGATACTTGCTTATGTTGTTATGAGGATAGTAGTAATGTTACTAAAGATACTACGGTTAGTATAATAACCTTTCCAGAAGAAGTTGTATTTGAGAATGCTATTACTGAATATTATAATGCTAATATAAGTGCAGCAGATAGTAGTGTTGAGCTTTGGGGAATGATTGATTTGTCACCTGATAGGTTTATGTTTCAAGTAGATAAGATGGATGACAACAGTAGAATTAATGCTCGTTACAACTCAGAAGATGGAGTTACTTATAGATTAGATAGACTGGATGTCGAGGGAAATTTTGAACTAATTAATGAAAGAACAGTAGATTTTAAAACGAAAATTAAGATTGAAGGCACAAATGAATATATAGGGGACGTTTTTAATTGCTCCTAATCAAGTTTTTGTAGGTCTATATAAATACGAAAATAACTGGAAAATATTAGGACTAAATTATCCTTTAGATAGGTACAATGTTGAAGCTTCACAAAAATATTACAACGACGGAGAACAAGAAGGAATGTTAGGTAATACGGAAACGTCACAAGGAGTACAAAAATTGAATGACTTTATTAAAAAATATGGAACAGATTTTGTATATCCAAAAGACATGTCTCGTTGCTTTTCAAATTATGATGGAGAAAGAATTCCTCTATTGGAATTGAATCCAAACACTAGTAATGTCACTAATATGGAAGAATTATTCTCTGGATGTCGTTCTTTGAAGTCTATTCCGGCGATAAATACACAAAATGTAACCGATATGAACCTGATGTTTTTCCAATGTGAGAAGCTTTCTTCTGTGCCAGCATTAGATACTTCTAATGTAATCAATATGAATCAGATGTTTAACAACTGCAGGAGCCTTTCTTCTGTGCCAACATTAGACACTTCTAATGTAACTGAAATGAGTGGTATGTTTAGCGAATGCAAGAAGCTTTCTTCTGTGCCAGCATTAAACACTTCTAATGTAACCAATATGGGCTTGATGTTTGTGGGTTGTGAATCTTTAACGACAGTGCCGTTATTAAATACTAGCAATGTAACCGATATGACTAGTATGTTTTCAAATTGTCATTCTCTCGTTGAAATTCCAACATTGGACACGAGTAAGAGTAAATTTTTGGCAGCGATGTTTGCAAAGTGTTCATCTCTAAAACAGATTCCTTTGTTAAATACAAAAAGCTGTATTCATATGAATGGCATGTTTGAGGGATGTACATCTCTTGAAACAGTGCCTATTCTTGATGCAAGCAATGTGGGCGATATCAGTAAGATTTTTAAAGATTGTCCGTCATTGGTAATGTTAGGCGGATTAAAGAATCTTGGTATGAGTTATTCTTCGGCTTATTATATACACGAAAATAAGAGGGAATATACCTTGGATTTATCTTATAGTCCATTATTAACACATGATAGTTTAATGAATATAATAAATAATTTATACGATATAAAATCTAAAGGAGTTAAACCGCAAACACTTCAATTAGGAGATACAAATAAAGCAAAATTAACTGCAGAAGAAATAGCAATTGCAACCAATAAAGGTTGGAATGTTATATAAATAAGGAGGGAGAAAAATGGCCAATACATTAAAAATTAAAAGAGGTTTAAAGGCCGACATTAGTAAATTAAGACTAGTAGCTGGAGAGTTAGCAGTAGCATTAGATACTCAAGAGTTATATGTTGGTGACAATGAAGGAAATGTAAAAATAGTTAAAGGTGGAGCATCAGGTGCAGTTGAAAGCGCTAACAAATTAACAGTAGCAAGAACAATTACAGCAACAGGAGATGCGACTGGTTCTACTTCATTTGATGGATCTCAAAATGTTGAGATGGCATTAGAATTAGCAACTAGCGGAGTAACTGCTGGTACTTATTCAAAAGTAACTGTTGATGCAAAAGGTAGAGTAACAGCTGGCTCTAATATTACTGTTGAGGATATTGGAGATTTATCAACAACTTTAGCTGGATTAGCAACAAAAGAAGAATTAAGTGGATATGTAAAAACTACAGACTTAACTATTGAATTAAACAAAAAAGTAGATAAAGTAGCAGGAAAATCTTTAATTGATGATACAGAAATTACAAGATTAGCTTCTGTTAAAAACTATGATGATACTGCAATTAAAGCAGACATAGCTAAGAAAGCTGATGCAGCTGCAATGAGCACAGCTTTAGAAGGAAAAGTTGATAAAGTTGAAGGAAAAGTATTGTCAAGTAATGATTACACAACAGCAGAAAAAGAAAAATTAGCAGGATTATCTAATTATAATGATACAGAAATTAAAGCTGACATAGCTAAAAAAGCAAATGCAGCAGATGTTTATACACAAACACAAGTAAATACTGAGTTAGGTAAAAAGGCAGACAAAACAACAGTTGAATCATTAACAACAACTGTTAACGGAAAAGCAAATAAAGCTACTACTATTTCAGGATATGGTATCACAGATGCTTATACAAAGAAAGAAGTAGATGCAAAAGTTTCATCTGTTTATAAATATAAAGCCAGTGTAGCTAATGAAGCAGCATTACCTACTGAAGGACAAGTAGTTGGTGATGTTTATAACCTAGAAGACACAGGAATGAATGTTGCATGGACTGGTGAAGGATGGGATAAATTAGGTTCTGTAGTAGACTTAACACCATACTTAACTAAAGATGATGCAGGTAACACATATGCTGCTAAAGCAACTACACTTGAAGGTTATGGCATCACAGATGCATATACTCAATCAGCAGTTGATACTGAATTAAACAAAAAGGTAGATAAAGAAACAGGAAAACAATTATCTACAAATGACTATACAACTGCTGAAAAAACAAAATTAACTGGTATTGCAACAGGAGCAGAAGTTAATAAAATTGATGCAGTAAAAGTTAATGGAACAGCTTTAGGAATTACAGATAAGGCTGTAAATATAGATTTATCTAATTACGCAACTAAATCTACAACATTGGCAGGATATGGCATTACAAACGCTTATACTAAAGATGAAGTTAATACTGAATTAGGTAAGAAAGCCAACAGTAGCGACGTTTATACAAAGACTGAAGTTAATGATGCTTTAGTAAATAAACTAAGTAATACAGACGTAATTGATGGGGGCACTTTCTAATAAGTGCTCCTTATTTTTTTAAAGAGGTGAGAACGAGATGGGCTCTATTAAAGAGAAAATAAAATACATAAAAGAAACAAAGAAATTAATAAGAGAGGCTATCATCGCTCAGGGCGTAGATGTGCCAGAAAACACTACATTTAGAGATTATGCAAACAAGATAGATAGTATAAAAAATACTACACACGTATCAGATAATACAACACTTACATCTGGTACGGCAGTAGAAAAGAAAATATATTATTTAAGTAAAACAAAAGAAAATATAAAAAGAGCTATTGTAGCAGCAGGAGTAAGTGTATTAGAAACAGATACTTTTAGAAGTTATGCTGACAAAATAGCTCAAATAAAAAGATAGGAGGGTGAAGAATGGCTAATAAAATTACATGGGCTGATAAGGTAGCCCTTCAAGAAAAACCAGATGTTATAGCAGAAAATAAGGTTACAGCAGCAGATATGAATCAAATTAAAACAGCCGTTAATGAGACAATAGATACAATGCCAAGTAATTTGGTGAATGGAAAAGCAGAAGGAAGCATTAGATCTATTGGTGCTTATGACGAAACAGGAAAATTATTAGGGGAAGAGGCGCAAGCTTTTGGTCATCAAACAATAGCATCAGGTCTTGCTTCTCATGCAGAAGGATGGAATACAATAGCATCGGGTCCTAAGTCTCATGCAGAAGGAGATAGTAACACGGCATCAAGTGACTACTCTCATGCAGAAGGAAATGGTACTAAAGCATCGGGCCGCGCTTCTCATACAGAAGGATTAAGCACAACAGCATCAGGTCTTGCTTCTCATGCAGAAGGAAGGGCGACAACAGCAGGAGCCGATTATCAACATGTTCAAGATAAATTTAATATACCAGATACAACAAGTGCTCATATTGTGGGAAACGGCAGTTATGGCTTTGAATCTAATGCTTACACATTAGATTGGAATGGTAATGCTTGGTTTGCTGGCGATGTTTATACAGGAAGTACTTCTGGAACTAATAAAGACTCAGGAAGCAAAAAACTAGCGACTGAAGAATATGTAACTAATTTAGTCAGTGATACAGGATGGATTACTAGTACAACAACATCAAGCAATGGTGTATGTACTTATAACGCAGGTAACGCTGGTGGAGAACTACAGATACGTAAAATAGGAAAAATTGCTTATCTTAATTTAGCTTTGCGTTTAGATTTAAGTATTGATACAGCAATAGATGGTCAATATTTACTTACATTAAATGAAAAGTATAGACCTATTCAAACAATTTATTTTACAACACTTCTAACATGTAGGGATACATCAAAATGTAATCAATTATGTACAGTCGCTATTTCACCTGATGGTAAGGTGAAACTACCAAATCATATAGAAATAGCCAGAAAACAAACAGAATATGGATCTCAATCATTGTATTTAAATCACTTAGTGTCATATCCAGTTTAGTAAATTAAAAATAGGAGGAAATTAATTGTGGAATTAGGGGCGTAATGCCCCCCATATTTCGAAGTATATATGTGGTATAGAATTAAGTAAAAATAGAAAGGAGGCGAGATAATGGCGAACACAATAAAAATAAAGCGTGGATTGTCTAGTAACATTGATAACACGACTCTTGCTCAAGGTGAGTTAGCTATAACTACAGATACCAACGAATTGTATGTAGGAAAGGCAAATGGAAAAGAAAAGATAAATGTGCAAGCGAATTATAATCAAAATGATGAGAAGGCTGCTGATTATATAAAGAATAGACCATTTTATGAAATCTCTAATATTATTTTTCAAGGTGATGTTACTTTTACAAAAGGAGGAGAATTTGAGGGGTATTCGGGCACCATTCCTTTTTCTACTTCTTTTAAAAAAGATGATTTTAAAAAAGTGTGGAGATTACAAATATTATATGAGGAAAAACAGGAAAAACTTAGACGATATAGTTGGAATTATGAAAATGGACAAGACAATAATTTTGAATACTTCTCTTATTTCATAAGTGCTGAAGGGATGGCTGAAGTCTACTGGAATGGTGTCCATATAGTTTCTTCTGACACTGCGTTAAAAATTGATATTCCAGCGGACGGAGACACAGCAAGCACCAAAACTATAAATATTACTATAACAATGCAAACGAAAAGTGATACCCTAGATCTTATGTCGTTAGAAGATATAAAAGATATAGATAAGGTACTTCAAGGTAATCCGCCAAGATAAAATGAATAAAGGAGGGAGAAAGAATGAATACTTATAGATATAATGACGATTTTAAAGTAGTAGACAAGGATTCGTTAGCGTTTGTTACTTATCAAGCAAGAGAAGTTATAGAAAATAAATATAACGACCTTAGAAACAGACATGATTGGAAAACGATAACTATATCAGAAGATTCTTCTATCACTGAAGAAAAGACTGGGAAATTAGATATCTCAAGCGTTTTCTCTGGTAGCACTGACAATTTTTATAGAGTTTTAGGATATAACTCTATGTATAATGGTATCCTTTATTATGGGACAGAATCATTTAAAAATGTTATCGACAATTCTTTAGTTCGTGTCCAAAAAAATGCTGTAATATATTATGCAGGTGGAACGGCTTATTGCTTCACTGGAGAAGGCATTTATAGTCTTTTATGGGATGATACCGAAAAGAAAGGTTGGGTTACAAAAGTTAAGATGGATAATGAATCTTATTATGTATATGATAAAGAAATAGATGCATTGCCAAATATAACTGTGACTGCAGGAGATTTTGTTTGGGATGCGACTGCTAAGACATTAACAGTAAAAGGTGCAAGAAATACAACAAAGACTGCAACAATTAAGTTCAATGAAGATGTAGATGGTGTATATTATTCTTTGACTAATTCGAGCTCAACAACAGGAAGAATGGGAATGCTCTCAGCAAAAATAAATAACGAAGATTATTATATTGGATTGCTACAAGGATTTGGAACTCATTATTCTCAATGGAATATGAAAAAAAATGATGTAGTAACAATCGAATATACTGGAGATTCTACAGCAACTGCTAATGATGAATTTGTATTTAAAATAGAACATTGGCAAAAACCAAAACAAACAACTTCAACAGCGTCTTATACTAATTATGTTGTTGGAAACTCAGAATTAAATGATCAAATGAATGAAAGCTCGCTACGTACAGATGTTTTAAATATGAAATATGACATGAATGAACACCATACACATCATTATGAAGATTATCGTGGAGGCATTTTACCAACTTGTACAATAACTGACGGGGCTAATGGTTTTAATCATCCAGATCAATCTATTGATTTTAGTGCATCTTCTGCCGATGGGATGACGTATGAAACAACACTTACAATAGCAGAAGAAAACATGAGTGCAATGGGATTCTTAGCAACTATTACTTCTTCAACAGAATCTGCCACATTGGGAGAATGTACATTAAAAATTGAAAATACTACTCAACATAGAGTCTTATTGGAAACAAGCGTAATAGGAGAATCGAGAACAATAGAAGGAGTAAATACCGGAGATAGTATAAAAATGACCTTCACTTGTCCAGAAAATGTTTATACTCCAATGGAAGTAACAGTATCTATTGCAATGTATTTAACTATGGAGACAACTTCTAAGGTAGAAGATGTAATTTATTCGGCACTAATGACAGAAGAATTTATAACAGATCAAAAAATCGATTATTTAAGAACCGAATTAGAGCATGCTAAAGCAGGACAAAAACCACAAATACATATTGGAACATATCCAAACTTACAATTAATCTTAAATGCAGCAAGCGACAATTCTGAATGGAGAATCTGGCAAGGAAGCCAAGGAAATTGTACTTTAACAATTGGATTCGATACTTCTGAAATAGGAGAAGAGAGTACTTTTGGATGTACGGTTGTATTTAAAACACCTCATCGTTCTACTGCAACAACAGCGTTCTCTTGGGATGCCGATTATGGTGATTTAGTGAGTATCGTTGGGGATGATGTAGTAGATGGTATATTTACACCACAACTACTAAAAGTGTATGAAATGGTATTCACTTGGAATGGCTTTGTGATGAACTGTGTTGTCAAAGGAAGTAAATATACAGCACCACAGGAGTAAAAAATTATGATAGGGATTAAAAGAAGAAGCAGTATTTATTATCCAATAAAAGAATATTATAAAAGAAGAATAATGGTTGGGGATATATTAGGAAATAAAACATTATACGCAGATTTTCCTGATAATTTTGTCGATATAACTAATTTGAATGAGACAACGGACAATAGAACAATCTGTGAGTATAATTCTACTTCTACTTTAAATACTCGAATACAAGAATATACAGATACTGTATTTGAGTATGGTATTTATGTTGGAGCTACAGCATTAAGCAATAATATATATTTTTACAATCTTGAAACAAATAAATTAGAAGTAAATAAAAATGAGTATAAAATGTCAGATAAAGTACAAGATGTTACTGAAGTTACAGATTGTCAAGCATATAGACATATTTATATTAAAGATCCTAATATAAGACCTTTAAAAGTTGGTGATGCTCTTAAGAATGGTACTAAATTATATTTTAATATTCCAGATAATATTACTAAATTATATTCTGAATATAAATATACAAGTTCAACAAGGAGTAAAGTAAGATCTAAAACTCCTATATTAAAAGCAACACCTTCATCAGAATCCACAACAGATACTTTAATAAATAAATTTCTTAAGGTAACTTATTATCCTGATGGCACAGTACGAAGAGCATCCGTTACAAATCTAATCTTAACAAATGGAAGTTCTAATATAGATATATTTAAAGCAACTTATAATCAAAGTAATTTTTATAAACCAGAAATAAATGTATCATCATATACTATCACAAGTCCAACAACGATAACAGACTACAATGAATTTGATTTTTGGTCTCAGTTTATTCTAGTTGATGAAACTACTTTATAAGAGCCTAGAGCTCTTTTTTTGTTTGACAAAAAGCACATTATCTGGTATACTGTATTAAATACTGTGAATAGTTTATCGATACTATATAATAGGAAAAGGAGGGGATAGACATGGCTTATACACCTACCGCATGGCAAGACGATGAAACATTAGTAAATGCACAACGTATGAATAACATTGAAAGTGGAGTAAAAAATGCTAATGATAATAAGTCAGATATTAATCATAATCATGATGACAGGTATTCAAAATTAGATCATAATCATGATGATAGATATGCGAAGAAAGATGAGACATATACAAAGACTGAAGTTGATTTAAAAATAGATCCGATTAAGAAAGATGTAAAAGATTTACAAAGTGACGGTGCAACGATTAACAATAAACTTACCGTTTTAGAAAAAGAAACTTCTTCGTTGAGGGGAGACGTTAGAACCAATACTCGAAGTATTAGTACTGCTGAGGAGAATCTAGGAATATTGAGTGAATTAAATACAACAGATAAGAGTAGTTTAGTAGCTGCTATTAATGAAGTAAATATTTCCGGTGGAGGAGGTTCTGGAACAAAAAATTATGAAGAGTTGTTCAAGAAACCTCTAATAAACGGAAGAGAACTGATTGGAAATAAGACATCTAAGGAATTGGGACTGATTTCATCTGGCACAGGTAATGCTCAAGAAGTTATATTTAGTGATGGTGAAACATTACAATCTAAATATGAAGATGGCGGAATTAGAGGTCCGCAAGGCCCAAAGGGAGACAAAGGAGATCCTGGTACGCAAGGTGAAAGAGGATTAACTGGTCCTCAGGGACCTCAAGGAATTGCTGGTCCAAAAGGAGAAAAAGGAGAACAAGGATTAGTTGGTCCTGAAGGGCCTCAAGGACAAAGGGGTCCAGCCGGTCCTCAGGGTCCTCAGGGTCCTATTGGAAACATTGGATTAACTGGTCCAAAGGGAGATAAGGGAGATCCTGGACCTAGGGGTATTCAAGGAGAACAGGGTCCAAAAGGTGAAACTGGAAGCGTCGGTCCTCAGGGAGAACAGGGTCCAAGAGGAGATAGCTTTAGAATAACAGACGTGTTAGATAATACGAAGTTATTACCGGATGTTTCTACAGTTACAGACAATTTTGCTTATCTTGTTCGAAAGAATGAAGAAGAAGTAGAGTATGAAGATGGTGCACATTTGTTTATATTATTAGTCGGAAATAACACCTGGACCGATAATGGTCCATTTAGTGGAGTCGCAGGACCTCAAGGTCCACAAGGAGTACAGGGTGAACAAGGACCACAAGGAATACAAGGAGAAACAGGAAGATCATTTCAAATTTATGATACCTTAGAATCGTTTGCTTCTTTGCCAGATCCGACTACAGTTACAAATAATAATGTTTATTTAATATTGAAAGATGAAGAAGGTAGCGTCTTCCCAATACCACATATTGCAGTTTTACTTGTCGCAAATCAAAGCTGGTATGACGTAGGTCCTATGGGTACGCAAGGTCCAAAAGGTGATACTGGTTGGGGTGTTCCTGAAGGAGGAACGGTAGGACAAGCGTTGGTTAAAAATAGTGATACTGATTATGATACTAGTTGGAAAACCTTAATTCAAAAAACAACGGCAGAGTGCGTTTTGGCAGAAGGATGCTCTATTGCTTCTGGACACATGCCAGTCGCAATAAAAGAAGCTTTTACTGGTATCGTTCAATTAAGAGGATTAATCCGTAGAGAATTGACTTTAGGCACATGGAATGATTTATGTATAATACCGGAAGGATATAGACCTTCAGGCGCAATAGATTATATGTCTCCTAATAACTCCAATGACATCGGAGTACACATTAGAATACATAGTGATGGAAATATACAAGTATTCCCGACTGCTACTACTGCAGTTACTAATGAAACGCCAATTTACATAGATACAATATATATGATTTAAGAGAGGTGAGAAGATGGAGAAGATATTTATAAGAGAACGAATTAATGCTGTTGATTACAATAACGTAAATCAATGTCTTTTGTTTACTTCTTCAGATGCGGATATAGAAGGAGGAATTGTTAATGTCAACCTTGAGAGTGATGTGGCTGGATGGTATCAATTAACATTTGATGCTCCTGCTTTTATATTAAAAAATGGAGAGTTAATAGATAACCCAATATTAAAACATTTATTTCCCTTGTCTAAGTTAAAGTATACACGCATTACAAAGACGGGAGATAAAGAAGAAGAATTAATATTATATTTTATAGTTCAGCCAGAAGAAGATAGTAGAGATGAAAATGGAATAGTTCTAAAATCTTATACTTGTATTGATTATCCAAGACATAATTTATCTAAGGCTAAAAATGGTATAACTATTGGAGAAGATACTTTAGATGAAAAACGTTCTATGACACCTAATAATGAGGTTCCAAACGTAGACGGGAAAGTTCTTTACGTTAAGGCTGACGTTCAATCTCGAATGAATTTTAATAATTATTCAGAATTGGGTGGATGGTTAGATGCATTACCTGGGGCATTTGCTTATATACCAAGTGAAAATAGAGCTTTTAGATTAGTGAATACTGACCCAAGTAAAAAAGACTTGAATGATGAGAGTAAATTCATCAACTGGCATGAGTTAGAAGTTAACTCAGAAACGGGAACTTTTCAAACTTGTATAAAAGATAGCGATGGCAATATTATTCCAGAACCAGTATGGAGTCCTGAATGGGGTGGATATCCACTAGCACCAGATCCAAATAAATATGACTACGGTTCAATTGGGATAAATGATATTGATCCTGCCATAGTTCAATTTTATTGGGACACTGTGTGGTTTGACCCAGAAAAAACGATGGGACGTTATGATGGATTGTTATATAGAGAAAATAGTAGACTTTTGTATGATATATATGAAACCTTAGATTTTGAATTCCCAAATGATTTTCTAGGAACTAAATATAAGGTAGAAAATTTAGATGATACTGTTCCTTCTTATACTGGCGGAGCAACAATGTATGTCATCGAAACTGGAACTGTTTGGCAATATGTAAATGATACTTGGGAAGATACGCATAAGAATAAAAGAGAAGTGTTTAAAACAAAAGATACTCTAAAGGGAAAATGGGCAAAATTAGATCCACAAAAACCTTATCTTGCTCCTAACTATGCAGATAAATACTTAGATTATATCTTAGAAGGTACCGGATGGAAAGTCGGAGAAGTAGATAAGATATATATAGACAACGGAACTGTTGAATTAGCCGAAGATGGAGTAGTAAATCCTAAGAAAGTTGAATTAAGTACTTATTTATATTTCGACAATTCTAATGCATATAACGCAATATCTGAACTATGCAATGCTTTTAAATGTTATCCTCGTTTTGATCATGTTAATAAGATTGTTAATTTAAAATCAGTTCCTGGGGAAGACAATGGATTAACATATCTATATAGAGATAATTTGAAAAGTAGTAGAATTACTCAAGATGGAGAAAAAGCCGTATCTAAATTATGGGTATACGGCGGAGAAGACTTGAATGGACAAGTGTACATACAAGATTGTAATAGAGTAAATCCAGAGTATTATTTAGCAGATTACAATTCTTTGGATGATTTAAATGCTAGAGTAGCTAATCCAAGAGAGGGACAGTATGCTAAGATTAGTTTAAAAAAATATACTTGGGATCAATTAATAGAAAAAACTAAAAAAGATGGCAAAAGATTACCTATTACAAATACATTCTTAGTTGGTGAATTGCCGATTAGTTCTTGGGGGACTGGAGCTATACCTGAAGTAAATAGTTTAGACCAATTACCTGCGACAGGGGAATTGGGACAAACAGTATTCGTTAAAGAACAAGATTCGTATTATTCTTGGATTCCAGAAGCAAACGCTTGGTTCGATACTTATTTAAGTTCAGAGCCCTCTGAGGCAAGTAATATTATTACTTTTGAAAGAAGATTTGATAGAGAAAATGATCAATGGGTAGATAAGGGGCAATTCTATCATTGGTGGGAAGTACTATCTCCATATGCAGATAACTATATAATGGATTTTTCTTATTTCTTAGACAGAAAATTAATGACAGAAGAACAGGTTAATGATATTAAATATAATTTTATTTTACCGATAAGTCATTTGAATAAAAAAAGAGCTCCATTGCTTAAAGAATATAGCACATTAAGTCAAGAATTATTGAATTGGAATAATACTTATGACGAAAGTAAAATAGCAGCAGAAGCCATTGACAAATCTTTGAGAACGACTTATGCAATTTATGAAACGAAAAATGGAGTTACTTCACTAAAAGATAGTGGTCTTTATCTTTATCCTCCTGGAGCTGATTTTAAAACAGAGGGATGGAGTTTAGCTGAAGTTCAATATTCTAAGTCAGAAGCAGTAGAAGTGCCAACATTTGACAAAATAGCCGAAGCTTTTCCAAATCCTAAAATAGGTAATATGGTAAAAGTAAAAGACACCGGAGATGTCTACTGGTACGCTAATACATATTCTTTTAAAGATACAATTAGTTATTATCTTGGCTGGAATGAGGGAGACCTTAAAGATTCAAAAGCAGATGCAGAGAAAAGAGAAAAAGAATGGCTTTATAGTCCTGATGGAAGCTTAGAAGCTAGAAATAGAGGTACTGGTCTTTTTGAAGAGTTAAGGGAGCAAGAGTTATATCCTAAAACAGATTATGATACCGCTAGTGATGCATTGAAATATTGGTTTAATCCACCTGCTAATATTGATATGATACCAGACGGAATGCCAGGTGATCCTAAAGAGACTTCTTTGGCTCATAATTATTATAATGCAAGAAATAGATTGATAACGGAAGAAATTAACAAACAATACGCCTTAGAAAAAATCGCAGAAGTAGAAACTGCTATTACATTATTGCTTGAAAGAGTTAAGATATTGGAAAATAAGATTACTTCATTAGAGCATAGTCTTAGAGAAAAATATGGCGATTACATTGTAGAAGGTGTATTTACTGACGACACAATGGTTTATATTTATAATTTATGGTATGCGGGATTAAAAGCATTGAACTTATATCATAGACCTTTAATTACATATGAATTAGGTGTTGTCGATGTTTCTGGTTTACCTGAATATTCTACAATGACAGAAGATGTGTATCATGATATCGTATATCGTTTGAATAAGCCAGAATTAGTATTGCCTAATCCAGGAGATTATTGTTATGTTACAGATAATAAACTTGGTATAGTTAAAGAAAAAGCCAATATTACAAGTGTTGTAAGAAGTTTATCTAATCCTGCAAATCATCAAATAACGATTGAAACAGTAGACACAAACACAGAAGAATTAATAGGCAAGTTAGTTACAGCAGCCAATACTATTTATTCTAAGGAACAGATATATAACCGTAGTGCTGTAATTAAGTCGGATGGAACTATCGCACAAGATACTGTTAGTGCTTCATTAGATGACAATAGTGGTAAATTAACTATAATGTCTAACAATGGTACGGTTTTATTAGGCGAAAATGGCATTATTACGACAGACAGAGAAAATGCAGATTTAAGAATGCAATATACAGGAAAAGGTATATTCTCGTCAACTAATGGTGGAACGACATGGGAGAATATATTAAACGCAGGAAAAATTAGTATTAAAGCTTTATCAGCCGGAACAATTGATTCTAATACAATTTCTGTGTCTAATATAGGAAAGACAGCTAATATTATAATTGATGGTAAAGGAATTACTGCTATTAGTAAAGATGGAGTGGATGCTTCTTCCCCAAATATTATACCAGATGATAAAACTTCTTTCTTCTTAGACGCAAAAAGTGGAAATGCTTATTTTGCAGGAAGAATAAAAGCTAAAAGCGGAGATATTGGCGGATGGGACATTAGCGGTACTGCTCTTAAAAAAGGCGGAGTTGGAATGAGTTCCGATAATAGTAGTTTAAATAATTACGCTTTTTGGGCTGGTAATACAGACCCAAGTCATGCTAAATTCTGGGTAAAGCATGATGGTACAATGAAGGCAACTAAAGCAACTATAGAGGGAGATTTAACTGCAACAACTGGAAAGATTGGTGGGTATATCATAGAAGGAGATACGCTTTACGGTCCACAAGTTGGAATGGATGCTGTTAGTGGTGGACATTATGCCTTTTGGGCTGGAGCAGATGTAAATAATACAGAAAATGCACCTTTTAGAGTTGGACACGATGGTTCAGTTCGTTGTAGTAATTTGACAATGACTGGCGGTTCTTTAAGCTTTGGTAACTTCAATGTAGATAATGGAGGTAATCTTACAGCTAGTAATGTAAATATAACAGGTAAAATTACAGCCACTAGTGGTTCTTTTAAAGGAAGTATTGATGCAACAAGCGGAACTTTTAGAGGCACTATTTACGCTTATGGTGGAAATATAGGAGGGTGGCAAATAGATGGTAGAAATGGTTTTGTAAGTGATCATGCTACTATTAGACCAAATGGTTCAGCCGCTTTCTATCCTCAAGTTGGACAAGGAGGAACTTATTTATTAAATGACGGAATGAGATTACAAAGTACTGAAAACCAGACTATAACAAGTGGAGCCAAAACAACTATTAGCTCAGTAAACGTGGCCATACAAACATCCGGTTCGGGTGGTAAATTAGAATTGAAAGGAGGAGCTGGAATTCAAATTAATGGACCAATAAGTGTATCCGACTCTTACAGTGGATCGAGAAAAGATGCGGTTTCTCGCACTTATAAGGTTCGTGGTGGTGATTTGTTATCAAAAGATATTACATTAAAATTCATAAATGGAATATTAATTGAGGGTTCTAGTGCTTCAAACAATTAAAAAAGAGAGCAATTAAGCTCTCTTTTTAAATATCTCTTTTATTCTATCTAATAATGTTTTTTTCTTTAACGGACACTTATCTGTTCCACATTTTCTGACTTTGCAGTTTTTTGGTCCTGGACATTTTCTAAGCACAATACCTCACTCTCCATTTCTTTTAATGCTTTATATAATTTCATCAAATCTTCTTCTGAATTATAAATTCCTAAACTCACTCTACAAGTTGACAATCCGAACAGGTCTTTAGTTAATTTAGAACAATGATTTCCAGCTCGAATAAAAATATTTTTCTTATCTAAATAATTCATAACATCTAAGGCTTCAAATCCATCTATATTGAATAATAAAATTGGACTTTGAGGATTAGAATATATTTTTATTTTGGGCAATTTAGATAGTAATCTATGTGCGAATAATCCAAGATACAAATCTTGCATTTGTATTATATCCCAGCTTTGACTTAGAGTTAGAGCGGCGTCTGTACCTGCGAATGCACCTGGAACATTTTCTGTTCCTGCGTACATTTTATCATTATTGTCTAAGAATTCATATTCTCCTTCAGGAAGAAAATATTTATTCATTCCTCCTCCAACTTTCATTGGTCTTATAAAATTTGGTATTTTTGCATATAATACTCCAATTCCCTTAGGTCCATACATTTTATGTAGGGAAAATGCTAAGAAATCAATATTGCACTCTGTTACATTTATTGGAACATGGGCTGCTCCCTGAGCGTGGTCTACAATAAAAGTGATATGTTTTTCTTTTGTGATAGTTCCAATCTCTTTTATTGGTCTAATTTCTCCCGTTGTATTGGTCATACTAGATAAAAGAACAATATCGGGATTATATTCTTTGACAGCTTTATTAAAGTTTTCTATCGACAGAGTATAATCTTCTTTTAAATCTATATATTTTATATCAACAATGTTTTTACCAAATACCATCCAGGGCATTATTGCCGAAGCGTGTTCTAATTTAGTCGTCAATAAAACGGCTTTTTTCTTTATTTTATGAAGCATACTACAATATGAATAAGCTATAAGATTTAGTCCTTCTGTTGCTCCTGTTGTTAATATAATATTATCTGGTTTAGTTCCAATAAAGTCTGCATATACTTGTAAAGACCAATCTTTTAATTGTTGAGTCCAACGAGCGCCGCTATAGGAAGCTCTTCCAATATTGTAATTGTAATTAGAATATACTTTTATCATACTAGATAAACAGCTCCCTAAAATTTGAGAAGTATTGGCACTATCTAAATATGTAAATTTTTTATTTTGTTCAAAGTATGGAAATAGTTTTTGAAAATCATTGTCCATATTTTACCTCCTATTTGGTACCGCTACTACCAAATCCTCCAGATCTTTTCGTTTTTACAGTTTCACCACAAGTGTAATATTTTTGAAATACTCCTTGGGCAATTCGGTCTCCTTCTTCAATGACAAAATCTTTTTTACTATTATTCTTAATGCAAATGAAAAAATGACCTTCGTTTTTAGGATTGTTGTAATAATCTGCATCTATAATATTTACACCTGCAGGCAATATAATGTCTTTAGCTCCATAAGAACTTCTTATATAAATAAAGAATGCTTCATTCTTTGGCATTTTAATCTTAAAACCCGTTGGTATTTTGGCTATTTCGCCTGGCTTAAGAACAATTCGTATAGGAGAGTATAAATCATACGCTGCGCTATTCTTTGTCGCTCTACGGGGCTGAAAATGTAGTTTAAATGACCCTCTAAAATGTGGATCATAAAAATTACATTTTTTTAATTCTTCTGTTTTTTCTATTTCTTGTCGAGAGACCATCTCAAATTCTCTACGCTTCAGTAGCATGACTTTTTTCCTCCTCTTTTTTATTTTGCTCTTCAATTTCTTTTGCTGTTCTAAAATCTCCGAAATATACTCTTGGATACTCTTCTAACGTAACAATTTCTCCATTTGGTCCATCTATACAATAAGGTTTACCATCAAATTTATCATCTTCTTTGAATACATTAGAAGCTCTGTTGTTTTGATAAACTTTTACTTGATTATCTTCACTATGTTGGATACCAACTTCATTCCACTCATCATCTTCAAGAGTTAGTGGCATAAGCGGTTTAAATCTAAGTAGTCGATCAAGATAATTTATTGCTAGAGAAGCACTGAATCCACTATGACCACAATCTGCAAAAGCATTTACTACTTTTAAGATACCGTCATTAAATACTTTTTGCATACGTATATCTTCTTCGTCCCCATCTGTTTTTGCTTCTTCTAAAATTAAATTTAATTCATGTCGAGCATGTTTCACAAGTGCGTTTTCTCGTTCCTCTGTTTTATTTTCTATAATTGATTCTGTTTCAGTTTCTTGTGTGGTTATTCCCATAATATTATTTCTCCTTTCTCAAACGTTTTTTGTATATCTATTAAGCGTTGATTTGACGATCCTCTAAATGGACATTCAAGAGTTCTTTTATTAAGAATAAAAGGACCATCAACAAGTACATCTACTTTTGATATCAAATCCATATACATCAACGGAATTTGTTCAAAAATGTAACCCGTATAAAGCCATACATCAAGATCTTTAGCTTTCGCTTTGTCTATTATAGTTTCTGCTATTTTATAATTCTCTGGTTCCAATGGATGTCCTCCCGATAATGTAATTCCCGCATCTCCAGAACTAATTGCTTCTTCTATTAACTTGTCTATGTCTGCTTCTGAGATTTCTTTTCCATAATCAAAAGACTGAGCTTCTGGATTATGACATCCAGGGCAATTTCTACGACAACCAGAAAAGAAAATAGTAGTCCTTAAACCAGGACCATCAACAACACTATTATGTATTACTCCCGCTATTTTAGTCATATTTCCTCCTACTGATGGATATCTACCATCGTGATATATAAATCTTCTCCTTCGTAATCACTATAATCTCGAGCTTCATTTAAAATATCAAACCACTCTTTTCCGCCTTGCCCAAATTCTTCAAGCCATTCTTCGCCCTTATATTCTAAAACAACGCCATAAGGAGAGTTGAACTCAGGTTCAGAAAATCCCATAAAGTCTTTCAGTTTCATTGTGTCTGCCTTTTCTCCTCTATAACTTTCAAGTAAATTACTCCAGCGTCCTCCAACTACAAACCAATCACAAAAACCATTTGGATTATATTCTTCATATATTCTATTATTATCATCTACATAATACCCGTCTTGATCGGCAACAAATTCAATTCTTTCACGTTCTGTTTCTTTGGACATCAATTCTGTCAATACTGTATCATACCAATCATGATCTTCTTGCTTATTCTTTTTAAGATAAGAAATGTACTCTTCTACTTGTTCTAAAGATTCTTCTAAACTATTTGTTCGATATGCTCTTTCATAATAGATTGTATTATCCCAACAAAATCTAGAAAACCATTCTTCATCAAAATTTTGTTCTCGATGTATAACTGCTACTATTGCATGCATATTTTACCTCCTTATTCTACTTTCATTTCTTCTGGTGTTTCATATATATTTTTTATTATATAATGATCTTCGTTCCACTCTAATTCATCATGCTGAAGACCGTTTATTTCAGTCTCTCCATCTATATTTATTAAATACGGAGAACCGCAGCATCCACATCCACCTATTGCAATGCCATAAGATAAGCTTAATTCACTTAGCTTTTCTAAAAAACCTTCTACATTTTTTTGCATATTTTTCTCCTTTACATTTCTTTATTCAAATATATTATAACAAAAAAAAGGACATTGTGTCAATAAAAAAACAGGTTTAATCCTGTTTCTTTTTAGTAAGAGATAAAATCTTACCACGGTATTCGTTATATTTATCTAATCTTGTTACTAAATCCATTTGTTCTTCTTTAGATAGCGTTTTAGCAAAATTTTCATAATATTTGCATTGAGAAAAAGGTTCGCAACATCCACCTGCTCTAACACATTGTGGCACCATAGCCCATGCGATAGTATCATCATATTTTTCTATTTGTTCACGTAAATCTTCAGTATATTCTCTAGTAGTAGGATCTGCACAAGTGCATAAACGACGACCCGCAATGTTGATTAAGCCCTCAATATTCGCATCCATTTCCATAGAGACCGAATCCATTTGACTACGTTGAGATCTGTCTTTAATTTCCGTTCTATCTGCTCTAGAAGTAGATATATATTTTTCAGTACCCTCGTGATGGCGTGCAAAGTGTGTACTAATTGCGTATGGAATATCTGACCATTTCCAAGTGATCCACCCTTTTCTTATTGGGCTATGTCTGCAAATTAAAATTTTCTTTTTCCATGTTTCTGGTGGTTCTTTATCTCCGGCATCTTTACCAATAGTTCTCATGCAAGCTCTTTTTATGCTATTCCAATTAACATTATATTCTAATATTTCAGTTTTTGCCATTATCTCACTCTCCCTTTTTGTTTAATCAAGCATTTACCACATACGGCTTCATATTCAATTTTATCTGTTCCATCTATTAAAACTTGTTCCCCGTCAAATATTGGTATACCATTCATCTTACGAATATTAAAAGTGGCTTTTTTACCACAAGCACATATCGTCTTTAGTTCTTCAATATCATCAGCTATTTCTAATAAACGAGTAGAACCTTCGAAACCGTTTGTGCGGAAGTCGGTCCTTAATCCATAACATAAAACACTTATATCATATATCTTACTTATTAAATAAAGTTCATCTACTTGTTGAGCTGTTAAGAATTGAGCTTCATCAACAATAATAGCGTTTGGTTTTTGAAGGGGTACTTTTGTCATTATGACGTCTGTTTTATCTAATAATATATCAACAGACGCATTTATTCCTATTCGACTAACAACTTTGTTCGCACCTTTTGTGTCAATGGCTGGTTTTAATAATAATGTTGACATACCACGTTCTTCATAATTATGTTTTACTTGTAAAAGAGCTGTGCTTTTGCCAGCATTCATTGCCCCGTAGCGGAAAAATAACTTACTAATATATCATCATCTCCTTGAGTGTTTTACGCCACTCGTACGCTTCTTCTGGCGTATTAAAGCCAGCCTTACTATAGGATTTTCCATTTATCCTTATTTTACTTCTATATTTGTTACCATAAATTGATACTCCGACTAAACCAGTTGGATTCTTACTCTTCTTATCTCTATTTAGTTGATTTACTGAAGGAGATACAACTCGTAAATTCTTAGACCTATTATCTAATTTATTTCGGTTAATATGGTCAATATGATTTTTAAATGGGGTATATTTCTTATTGTTTAATTTTATTATATATTGATGTAAAGACATACCTCCATTACCTCCAGTTACAAAATAACCACCTAAATTCATGCTCCAGCAATATTTAAGCACGTCCTGTAGGTTAATTGTATCTATAATAGCCTTATTCCCTTTATTATCTATAATATAAGTTTTCTCTCCATTGATTTCATATTTATTTACTTTTAGGTTAGTTTCTTTCGCTCTTTGTTTATGGTAACATCCACAACTTACTGTATGCGCGTCTTTTAGATGTGTAGAACTGACTATTGTATAATTACCACATTCACACAAACAATTCCAACAAGTTTTATTACCTTTGTTTGGAGCAGGAGAAACGACAGTAAGCTTACCAAATCTTTTCCCTGCTAAGTTTTCTTTAACCACTACTTATTTCCTCCTTGCAATTCCATAACAGCAAGAATTGCGTAATTTGCTAAATCAAGTAAAGTATCTTCTAATTTTTCATCAGACACTTTTGCTTCTCCTTGGCTAATTATCCTCGCTCTGTTTAGTTTATCTTCTAAACGAACTAAATAAGAAGTAAAACCATATTTTATATAAGTATCATGGACTGATGAGCCATAGTCTTTATTTTTGGTAATATATAATTTATGTATATAATCTAATAGTTCCTGATGTAATTTTTCGTTCATATAATCCTCCTTATACGTATAATAAAGGGGTCTTTTATAGACCCTATTTGTTTCTAAATAATAAAGCAGTATAGAGAAGACTTGCTCCTATCCATTGTAATGACGTAGCTTTGTCTCCCTTACTAATAATGTTTACAACAAGACTTCCTAGAGCTCCAGTTACCATTAAGGCTGGAAAAGCAATTTTTAAGAAAGATATCATTTTAAGCCTCCTTTTCACTGCTTTTTTCCTCAATCTTTTGATGCTTTACTCTATCTTTTATTTCTGCTTTTTTACCAGCATTTTCACGACCAGGAGTCGTTAAATAACCAGTTATTCTTTGAATTCTTCTAAAAGGTATAATTCTTTTTATTTTATTTTTTAAAGTTTCTTTTTCCATTTGTTTATCCCTCCTTACTAATCTATTGGTTCTCTCTCATCTCTGCCACATCCTGGGCAAACATGTACATCGTTACTTCCTCTCCAACTGCATCCGCAAACAGTACATTCTGCTATTGGGATATTAACTGCTCCATATCCAACATCAGCATCAGACATAATATGTAATATGTTTTCAAAAGCATCGATATTCTTTGAAATATCTCCATCAACTTCACAATAAAATATGTGACCTGCGTTTTCAAGATTATGATATTTTCCTTCAATTCTTGCCTTATCTGCAATTGAGATATTGTACCACACTGGGATATGTGAGCTATTGGTAAAGTATGCTCTATCTGTTACCCCTGGAATAATTCCGAATTGCTTACGAGCTTGTTCTAACGCTGTTTTGCAATATGTCTCTGCTGGTGTTCCTAAACAACTAAAATTCAAGTGAGTTTCTTTGACCCTTTTATCACAGTAATCTCTCATATATTTAATAATACTATATCCTAATTCATCAGATTCTTGAGATTCTCCATGATGCTTTCCAGTTAAGGCAATTAAGCATTCTGCTAAACCAACAAAACCTATAGATAAAGTTCCTTGTTTAACAACGTCTCTTATTTCATCTGTTGGCGCTAAGTCGTCTGAACCAAGCCAAATTCCTTGCTCCATTAGACTTGGAAAATTATATTTACGATTTTGGCACTGTCCTTCATATCTTTCTAGCAGTTCTTTGTCAGCAATTTCTAAAGCATAATCCAATTCTTTAAAGAATTTGTCAACATTTCCTTTTGCTCTTAAAGCTAATAATGGTAGATTAATAGACGTAAAAGAAATATTACCTCTTCCAAACGCTCCCTCACGACCATTAACATTAGCCATAACCCTCGTACGACAGCCCATTGTGTTTATAATACCATAATAAGGATCTCTTTCATAATATGGTAAATTAAAACTTGCATCAACAAAAGCATATGTTGGGAATAATCTCTTACTTGAACATTCCATTGCCAATCTGAAGATATCATAATTTGGGTCTCCTTTTTCAAAGTTAACACCTTTTTTTAATGTATAAATTAAGATTGGAAATATTGGTGTTTCGTGTTTTCCTAAACCTGCCATTTGAGCTTTTAATAGATACTCTGAAACCATTCTTCCCTCTGGACTTGTGTCTATTCCAAAATTTAAGCTACTAAATGGAACTTGTGAACCAGCACGGGATGCCATTGAGTTTAAGTTATGAACCAAAGATTCTGCTCCCTGGAATGTGTCTTCTTGAGTATAAGCATATGCTGCCTTACAGATATATTCATAGCCGGGTATAACATCTTCTATACTTTTTATTTCGTCTACCTGTTTTAATAATGATTCCAAAGCAATGCTAGCACTCTCATGTTTCTTAGCATCTTCATAAGCTAATAATTTTTTAAGATGTTTCTTAAAAGTTTTTAGTACGTATGGAGCTAGAGCATAATCATAATTAGGAATACTTTGTCCACCCCACATATCATTTTGGTTACTCTGTATTGCGATAGCAGATTGTAAAAATGCAGTTTTTATATTTGATGGTTCTCTTAAATATCCGTGTCCTGTACTAAAACCATCTTTAAATAATTTTGGTAAATCAATTTGAACACAAGTCATTGTTGTTGTTCCCCATCCTAAATCGTGAGGATAAATAATCCCAGCATTTATCGCTTCTGTAACATCTTTTGAGAAAAAATAATTTTTCATATAACTTTTTATTACATCTTCAGAAATGTGTAGATGCCTTCCAGACGGAGTATAACCGTTAACATTCGCATTATCGTTTTTTTCTTCTGTTGCCTCATTTGATAAAATGTCTAAAACGTTACTTAATTCCCTAGCTTTTGCTCTTTTCTCTCTGTATTCTTGATAGCCTTTTGCTACTTTGCGAAAGCCAGCCTTTCTCATTTTAGCTACTATTATATCTTGGATTTCTTCTACTTCTATCCCATCTGTATATTTTTGTGCTTCTGTTTGTATATCTTTTATTACATCTTTAATAAATATTTTCTTTTCCTCAGTTATTTCTCCATAATCTAAGAAACCTTTAGTTATTGCGTTTCTGATTTTTTCTTCATTGAAATCTACAACATTTCCATTTCGTTTTATAACTTTTATTTTCATATCACACCTCCTTAAATCCAATGCACCGTTGGATTTCCCCTAAAACCTTTTTCCCATATAAACCAAGCATAAGATGCTGCACTTGATTTTTGAAATTCTCTTTCGTCATTATTAATTGCACACTGTTCTCTTCTACTGAAAACCCAAATTTCCTTAGGCGGATATAGAGAGAATAATTGTTCGTATCTTTTTTGTCCTTCTAAAAAAGTTGTTTTTAAAAACATGTAAATATATTCCGCTCCAAGTTCAATAGAATGTAATACAGTTTCCATTGCGATAGAATAGGCTGGGTTAGTTAATATGATCGGAGCTCGTAATTCGGTAGTTGTAAAAAAGTCTTCCACATAATCTAATTTTTCTCTACGTTCTACAATATCACTCGTGATAACACTATAACCGGCTGCTTCTAGCGGCTTCTCTAGATTACCTTCTCCTGCCATAATTTCCCATATTGGCATTCTCGGGATTTGATGCTTCTCTAATAATCTGGTAATAGCTGTTGGAGAAGTTGCATAAAAATCCAACCAAGCTCTGGAATGATCCGTATGATTTGATGCTCCGAGAGTTACAAATGTACTTTTTTTATTTCCTGTCCAATCTTTTTTTTCTTTCATAGCTCTTTTTTCTCCTTTCCAAAATTTATTAATTCATGAATTTCTTCTTCTGGTTTATCTAATTGTGAGTAAACGTATTTTCCAAGAAATAAGGCATCGGCCTCATCTTCTTCAAAATCTCTTTCATAAATTAACTTTGCTCTGACTAAAGTTGCTTCTTTTTTGTCTTCTCTTTTTGTCCCTCTTATGTTTGAATAACTTCTCCACATATCTGCACCATAAGAGTATACTTTTATTCCTTTCTCATATTCAAAATGATAAAAAAGTATTCCTCGTAACATCGCTAGAGTTTTAAATACTAAAGTATTGTATTCTAGTTGTATATCTTCTATTGCTAAAATCTCTATTTGATATTCTTTTATTAGTCTTTCTATTTCATCTATTAACTGATTAATTCTTCTCATTAAGGGTAATTTTTTGTCTGCAGTAAAATATCCACTTTTTATTAATTGTCCATATTTATTTAACACTGCCCAACCTGTTGTGTTAGTTGCAGCATCTAGAGATAACAAATATCCTCTTGTTGAACGTATTTGTTTTTCTTCCGCCTTGATACACTCTATACATTCCCAATTATTTTTTTGAAAATTGTTAAATGTATCGGTTTGACGATGCCCCATTGAACAAACGATACTTAATAAACTGTCTGCATTTTTATAATCTTCGATATTTGTTATCTCGAAACCTCGCTCTGCTAATAGATTGTATAGATTCTGTTGTTTATTGTTCATTAGAATCTTCCTGAACGGATTGCGTTATATTTCCATCTTGCTTGTTTTCTTCTTTTTGCGTATTCGCTTGGGAGATATTTGCTTCTTTTCGTCTCGCTAATTCTTTCTCTACTTCGTTGATTACCTTCATTATATCGTTTTGTTGTAACCCATTCATACCCAATTGGAATATTTTTTTCTGTAAAAGAGTTGTTAACTGCTCTTTTGTCATTTCTTTCAAATCTATAGTTTCCATAAATCTTCCCTCCTTGTTTTTTTAAAGTTTCCACTTTTCCTGTTTTAGTTTTTATTGTTATTTTTATATTACCAGGAGTGTGGTGGTTTTGAATCCATTCATAAAACTCCATCCAATAAGGATCATCTTCAATTCCGTACAAACTATTTTTAAAACCTCGAATAGTTTTATTATTAAATAACCACGCCCAATATTTGGGTTCTATCTTACTTATACAAATGGGTTTTACAAATTTAATTATACTACTCTTTTTAATTTCTGTCATCTTTTCAATCCCAACATCAGAATTGAAAAATAAGAGGGGATTATCATAAATGTACATTTTTTTGTGTATTCCTTCTTCTCTTAGCAAGAGTTCTCCATCTTGTTCAAAGAAAAGTTTAGAGGGGAAAAAATCTCTTCTCCAATCTTTATCTAAGATAAAATTTTTCCCTCCTTCTGAAATGTAATACAACAATGGTTTATAAATATACGTGTTAATTTTTGTATAAATAATCTTGGGCAAATCTGGAAATTGAGGTCTATTTGGAAAGCCTTCCCCATATTCCTCTATTGGTAAAAATAAATATTTTGGAATAAAATTTAGTGGGACACTTTTTGTTTTATAATCTTTAAATACAAATATTTTATTATATTTTTTCAAGTTATCATAACTTATATCTAATATTAATCTGCACTTGATCCCCTGCTCTAAATAGTATGAGCTTACAAGAAGAACGCCGAAGTTATAATTACAGAATTTTTTTGTTGAAAGTAGATCCCAATCAAGAATTCCTATCATAAAAATTATCCCTCTCCATATCGATATTTAGTTGATTTAACTTTTCCTGAAGAATCTATTTCTAATATCTTAGATAACGAACGAACCCTAAAAACTTCTCCAGATTTGTATCCATTTACAATTAGAAGAGTTCCCTTATTAAACCAAGATTTTTCTAATGTTTTTTTACCTTCGGCAGTCATCTCACTTATAATTTTATTATAATTAGCAAATAATTCTCCAGTGAATTTTAACGTCACAACTCCAGTAGTAGTTAATAATGTAACCATATGCTTATAAGCGTCTTTGCCCAATACAGTTCCGCAAATGGAAACAGTATGTTTGTAATCTCCATCTTTTAAATGTGCAATATCTATTTGACTTTCTTCCAAAGAGTCTAATTCATGTCCTGAGTAGTAAAATCCTAATACTTCCATCTCCCAACTACTGTCGTTTCCATTACAGTATTGTTCCCAGATTTTGTTTACATCACATTTTTGTATTTGCTGAATTAATTCCTCCTCATTACTTTTCATCCAATCTTTTATACCTGTCATTTCATTATCATATATTTTCTTCCAAACCTTTGTATCTAAAAGACCATTAGAAATATCTATATTTGGAAAATTTTTACATAAGAAATTTATAGCCCTCTCGTTTAGTCGATATCCCTCTGGAATCTCTAAATCTTTTAGATACTTATTAAAATTGTATAAATATTTATACGAAATTAGGTCTTTTGGAATTAAATTATATTCTATAAGACTATTCATATTTTGAAGCGTTATTCGGGTTTTTTGAGGGGTTATAGACAATAAATAATTATTCATAATAATTCTTTTTTCTCCAAAAGCATCAAAAGCTCCCGCTTTAATAAGATTGATCATTTGTTTCTTTTGTGGTTGTATCTTTGTAATGAAATCTTCTACACTATTATATGGTCTTTCTTTAATTATCCTTTTTGCGAGTTCATCTCCGATTTCGCTTATACCTTTTAATCCATATACAATTGCATCTTTTTGTACATCTGGGACGAAACCAAATTCAGCAATATTTATATCAGGTAATTCTACTTTATACCCTTCTGATTGAACACGTCCAATTGCGGCAGCTACTTTAGCGTAATTAACCCCTCCGTTATCTTCTTCTCCTAATGCTCCTGCTTCTACCGTAATAACAGCAGTCGCCCAATAAATTGATGGGTAATGATAAGCTAAATTCATTTCCTGCAACCCAATAAGAGAATAGTAAGTACAATGTGTAAGATTGAAACTATACCCAAGCTGGCGTTTAATTTGGACATCCCATATATATTTAAGAATGTCTTCTGAGCATCCATTTTCGATACCGGTTTTTAAAAAATATTCTCTAAAACTATCTACTTCTTTTAGTTTTTTCTTGGCAACAATTTTTCTTAATTTAGATGCATCACTAAAACTAAAATTTGTAAATTCTGGTATCATCGTTATTTGCATCATATTTTCTTGAGATTCCAGTACTCCATTATATTTCTTTAGATATTCATACAATATCTTTTTTTCTTTATCTGTTCCATTAAGACTATATACTTCATCTTTTAATTTTTGTGGATTTAGTTTATATTCAAGATATTCTTCTGCTGGCGATTTGTGACCCTTTTCAGGCACCAATCTCATTAAACTATTTGTCGCAGCTAACTCTAATAAAGAAGATGGATGGATACTTGCTAGTGTCTGTTTTGCGACAACAGAATCCATTTGAAATGCACTAATAATTTTACCAGCATTTAACATCTCCCACATCTCTTTAGTTGTTCTATCTAATACATCTGGATGAAGATATTTATTATATGTCGCACGCAAACTTCCTTGCCATTCAATATATCCATCTTTTATTAATAAGTCCATACAAACATGAATTTTATCTAAAGCATCTGTTGATAGAAAATCATATTTGATTGATCCCATCTTCTCGCTGTCTCCAAGATCGAACTGAGTTACTCGCGTTCCATTTGGCGTTGTTGCTAATGCATTCATATCGTAAATACTTCCATTATATAATACATGTCCACATGCGTGTTGTCCAAGTCTTGTAATCAAACCAGATATAGCGCATGCTGTTTTAAAAAGATTGGGATATTTATCTATTTCATTTTTAAATTCTTTTGATGCCGGAATATCTTTATCTGGATTTCCAAAATAAGTATCCTCTAGTGAATAGCTAAAACCTCTATTTTGCCCAATTAAACTTGAAAGATATTGTCCGATATCATTTGATAGCCCCATCCCACGGCAAGCAGTTAGAATTGCAGAACGAGAACCCTCTGTTCCAAAAGTACAAACTGACACAGAATCTCCGCCTATATCTTTACACATTTTATATACCATCTGTGAAATTGTCTCTCTTTTACTTGCTTCTGAATCAAAATCCCAATCTGGCAACTCTGCTCTTTCTCGATGTATAAAACGATAAAACCATAAATCGAAACCCTGCTCTAAAGGATCTCCATCACAAATTCCTAACAAGAAACATACTAAACTAGCAGGACCAGAACCTCTACCAGCTCCAGTTATCGAACCGACTTCAGACCATATTTTCTCTATTACGACTTTAATTGTTAAGAAATATGACATCAATCGTTGTTGTATTTTATCGCTTACTACCCACATCTCTTCCAATTCTAATTCAATTTGTTTCAAATGTCTCTCTAATCGTTCTTGTGGTAACTGCATTTTTTTCAAAGCATCTAATACTAAAAATACTCCATAACGATCATCTTCATAAGGAGATGTAATATATTTATTTATATATTCATATTTCGGATTTACTCTACTTGTTTTTAAGTAATATTCAAAATTACTTATATCCCTATCATCGGGTAAACGTGGTATTACTTGTCCATGATATAAGTTATATCCCTTGACTCTATCTGCGATAGAAATGGTATTATTTAATGCTTCGGTAATTAAATCTTTTGGAAGATAACTCATTAGTTGATAAATTTCATCAGAAGACATAAGATAAGTATATCGGTAGAAATCAACAGTTTCTCTTTCCTCGTCCTTTGATTTTAAGAAAGCTTCATGTATTGGGAAATCTTCTGGTCTAGCATAATGAGCGTCAGTTGCAATCGTTAGAGGAATGTTATATTTATTGTGTAATTCTATTAAATATTTATTATATTCAATCTGTTCTTCATATGCTGCTGGAGACATTTCTAAATAAAAATTGTTTTCTCCAAAGACTTTTTGACACCACAATAGATGTTGCTCTACTTTATCAAATTCTTTTCTTTCAAACCATATTCCCAATATGTTTCCAATACAGGCACTAGTTCCTATAATATGTCCTTGATTTGGCATAATAATTTCTTCTAAATCAGAATACCACGTAGGGACACGTTTTAAAAACATCATATAACTTCTTTCCCATGCCCTAGAACTTAATTCTCTTAATTGTCGATGTCCCTCATTATCTAAAGCTAATAGAATAAAATGGGGATATTTTTCGCCTTTTTCAACAGTATCTTTATCTAGACCATTACGACATAAATATATTTCGTTACCCAACACGACTTTAAAATTTTGCCATGTCTCGTCATTTGGATTTTCAGACTGCTTCTTCTTCAAATACTCTAAAGCTTTTAAATGCCCCCCTAAAAATTCATGATCGGTGCAAGCGACTGCACATAATCCTAATGAATGAGAAGTATCTATTAAAGTCGGAATTTTAATTATTGAATCAATAAGCCTAGTGTTCGAATAATCTGTATGGGAATGTAAATTAGCATATCTCATATCGTCTCCTCCTCAAAATCTTTTTTCTTAATCTTTTTTTCTAAAAATATTATATCATAAAAAAAGAATAACTGTAAAGTTATTCTTTTGGTTTGTCATATTCTTGTAATAATTCTTGTGACATTTGTTCTATAACTCTTACACTCTGAGTTATATTATTAAGATTATTGCTAATTTCGTTTAAAACTAAATTAACATTTATATTAGTGAAACCCCTTTTTTCATATTCGCCTATTGCTCCCATTTCCCCAACAAAAGTGAGTAGTCTCTCTATCTGTTGAAGGATACTAGAGTTATGTCCAGCAATAACCTTTATGTTATTTTTTTCTTCTTCTGACATCGTTTTACCTCCTTGGACGGATTACTTTTGTGATGTACATGTATACGTCATACATAATTGAAATATCTTGCATATCTGGAGTTGCATCATCTTTATTTTGATAACGTTCAATTCTTTCTATGTGCTCTGTAAGCGTAGTTCCATACTTTTCACATATTTTTCTGTAACTATCCAAATCAATGAACATTTTTGAATGTTTTAATTTTTTATTTTTATTTAATATTTTCATATCCTTTACTCGCTCACTTTCTCTATTTAGACAGGTATATATTTTTTGTTGATAACATAGTGCATCTAAGGGGATATTGCCAAGATTAAAATCCCATCCACAATCTCCATAATATTGTTCATATTTACATTTTCCCGAATAACACATTTTATATTATACCTCTCATTCTTTTTTATCAATATAATTATAATATATATAGATACGACGAGTCAAGTATTTTACTTAAATTCTTTTTGCAATAAATGACTTACTTTTAGTTGTAATTCTTTTTTTTCTATTGGAATTTCCTCAATATTTTTTTCTTTTAAAATATCTTTTAATTGTTTTATTGTAGCATTTTTTACAAAAAGAGATAATATTTTATTATAATCGTCTATGGTCTGTTTTAATTCTCCTCTGGCTACACGATACTTTTGAATATTTTCATATTCACCATTTGTTACTGCCTTTAGTCCTTTTGCAGATAATATCTTATTTATTAGTCTCATCATTTGTTATCTCCTCATCAAAGTCATCTTCAAATTCAACTTGGAATGTTTGAACATAAAGATTTATTAACTCTTCTTTATTAATATCTTTTTTAAATTCTACTCCAAGCTCTTTTAAAGCGTTTTTTATCCAAGTACTTCCTTTACATTCTGCAAGTTCTCTTAATATCTCATTGTATTCTCTTCCTAATTCTCTAACGACTTTAGATACAGCAGAATGCTTTTCAACTAATCTTTTATAATCATCAGACCAAGAGGCAGGAACTCTAATAAAACCTTGTTTTTTTAAATGTTTGTCTATTAAATTTTCAATCATTTTAATCCTCCTTTTTCGTTTTACAATAATATTATAATGTTTAAAACTAGATTATGTAAACATTAACCTAAAAATCATATACATTCCATTCGTTACCTTGTTTTTCTATTAATTCATATCCGTCTACTATCATTTGTAATTTAGGTTGATCTTCCCAATCATTCCAAGAAATAGTCCCGATGGCATTCATAGTATAATTTTTACTATCTTTTAGTTTATTTACTAAGTCTACATCATCAAATATAACAATATCAATCTTGGGTGTATTGATTTTCACATGTTGTCCTTCTTTTCCCATATACTCAGCTCCGATACAATCTATATCAGTAATCATCATAAGAGGTTTTTCAATTCCACTTCCCCATATATCTTCTTGAGCAAATAGTTTTCCTAGTGTCTCATTGAAAGGTCGACATGGGATTACTGCTTCTACTGTATAAAGTTGATTATCGAAATCTATCTTATCTAACTTTTCATATGCTTCTGCTAAAAACCCATCAAAACTGTCTTTAAATATTTTTGCTCCACAGGCTTCTGCATGTCCAGCAAATTCTCTAACTCCTGTCATTTCGTTAAATATGCTTCTTGGATCTTCAAATCCTTCAGCAGTTATACTGCGCATACTACCCGCCCAACAATCTGGCATAGTATTATCTTCATAATCATGAAAGTGTTTTAATAATAACACTGGTCTTTTATAACTACTTAGTAATCTATTAGCTATTAAGCCAGATAATTCAAAAGGTAATTCATTTTCCTCATCAATATAATATATGAGATTATGTTTTAAATTTATTTCTGGTTCAATTATTTTTAATGCTGATTGAACAAGTCGATTTTGTTTAGCCTTTAAATTTTTACAAATACGACACATTTCAACATATCTTGGCACAACTTCTCCATCAGCTCCACGTTTTTGACTATTAACATTTTCATTAGGACAAATTAATGTATTAAACAACATTTGTTTTTCTTCCATTGAACCTAATCGTATTACTGCATTTATATTAGGGCCTATAGACCATCCTATATCTTTAATTGTTACAACTTCTACAGGATTGCCCATCCTATCTTTTAATAATTCATTGAAAAATTCGTGATTTTTGATATGTTTTAATCCATATCTAATAATATATTGATTTTCTAATTCTTGTAAACTCATTACATCTGCAACCATTCCTATAGATGCTAATGCATACAATCTATCAAAGTTGTAATCTATATCATATTTATGACAAAAATATTGGCACGCTTTTAATACAACTCCTGCTCCAGATAAACTTTTATTTGGATATGGCTCATAGTTACAATTGACAACAATTGTATCAAAATCTTCTTCTGGATAATCGTGATGGTCAAAAATTATACTTGGTATATTTTTTTTCTTTAAAGTTTTATAATCTTCTGGATTACCAGATGCATCTGGAACTATAATTAAATTCGCATTGCTTGCTAATGCTTCTTTTAAGTCTAATCCATGTTCTTTTCCCTCATGTATACCAATTTCTATTTCACAATTACTTATTGAACTAATGAATTCATATAATATAGCACTGCTTGTAAAACCATCTGTATCAGCATCAACTTGTATATATATTTTTTTACTTGGCTTATTTTCTAAACCAACAATAACACTTTGTAATAGATTAGTTGCCTCATCTATATTTTTTAATAGACTTGGATCATTCTCATTTTCTTTTGATACCTGTAGCCAACTTTCGGGATCTTCTATTCCTCTATATTTTAACATTTCTCTAAGCAGAAGCCCGGGGTTAATGTTATTATAGTCTATGCCATCAAAAGTCCTCAATTTCCACTTTAGTTCTTTCATCTTTCTCTCCTTTCTTTAAATATTTTTCTTTTAGCTCATTAAAATTTTTTCTATTTCTATATAATTTATTCCAAATTTCTCTGCCCTTATCAATAGGGGCATCTTTGTTTTCTAGAAAAGACTGTTCCCAGTCATAAACTATTTCGACATTAAAACCTTTGGCATCTAACTTATTTGCTTCTTTTAACATTTTATATAATCCAAAATATTTATCATACTCACCATTTTCATTCGGCAATAAAGAATAATCATTATCTAAAGCTAGAACTACTGTTTCTACTTTGTATTGTTTCAAAAGTTCTGTTTGATATATGCTAACATTACTTCCTCCTATTGATACAGCTTTATTTCCGACATAAAGAGATTCATATAATATGGTTGATTTTTCGGATTCAAATATAATTGCTCTTTTTGCGTTTTTAATATTCTTTTTATTAAAATTGAGTCCATATAATATCTTTCCCTTATCATAAGTATAAATTTCGTTATTGTGAATAAGGGGCATATATTTTCGTCCATTTTCAATGTCTTCTTGATTAAAGTTTCTCACTTTAGCTCCAACAAAAACTCCTTTGTCATCATATATTGGAATTACCATACGATTTCTAATCATATCAAATTTAATTCCAAACTTATCCATTGCATCAAAACTTATTCCTTCTTTTTCCCATACTTTTAAATATTTCTTATTTCTTGAAAAGCAATTCATTATACTAGGATTATATTCCGTTAATGATTTATGCCAATCTTCCTCAATCTCTTTTTTCACATTTGAGGGTGGAGTAACTATGGCAAACCCATCTCTTAAACGTTCCTGAATAATCCTCTCAATAATAATTGCTGCATTTGACAAAGAATATTTTATCCCTCTAGTACGATAAGCTTGAACGACAAATTCAAAAGGATTCATTGAGCCACAGCATGTATAGCAATGAAATTTTTTGCTATCTTCATAATAATATAATTTATGTTTTGCTGTTCCAATTATTTCATTATGGCATCCTGTTGGCATGATAAGTTGATTATTATAATATCGGATAGATGTTTCTGGAATACCAAATTTAGAAACTAATTGAACAATGTCACTTGTTGTTATCATATCTAATATTTTATTATATTTAGTAGTCACTTATCTCACTTACCTTTCTGTTTTCTTCTATTATTTCCCCAGTTTTTTCATCAACAACCGGAAAAGCTCCTTCACTTACTAATTGGTTAACTTTTAATTTAATTGATTTCATATCAATAGGATTATTACTTGTATCTGTTACAAAACAATCTTGACTTCGACAAGTTCCCAAGTCTGTATATCTCCAAATTCTTATGTTTCTCCATTTGCCTCGTCTATTTTTATATACATCTAAAATTTGAGTTGGTTCAGGGGTGCCTAATTGAGTAGCTAAGGCTCTCGCAATTTCTTTCTCTTGAGCTTTTACAATAGTCGTTGTTATCATTGCAAAGTCTACTTTATCTGCAATACTTTTGGCTCCACGAATCATAGCCTCATTTTTTATTTCTCTATCTTCATAAGAAGAAGCATTTAATTGAGTTGCTGTGCTTATATGAATATCTAATTCATTTGCCAATTGTTTCAATTTATCAACAAATAACATTAACCAAACGTCATCTCTCATATCTTTTTTCCCTTGATAAGTTGCACCAGAAACATGAACATAATCATAAAAAACATATTCAATATCTTTTTGCAATGCGTATAATCTTATCTTAGCAGCTATTGAATCAATCGATGGTTCAGGTACAAATTCAATATAAACGTTATGACAGCTTTTGATTATTTCAACCGCTCTCATTACTCTATCTTTTTCTTCTATTGTATCATATTTTCCATTTAATATTTTTTCTTCATTAACTCCTGACACATAAGCAATAAACATCGTTTGCACCTCTTGATGCTCTAACTCTGTCGTAATAAATAATACTGGACAATGTATACCGGTTTCTATCCACGCTTCTCTTTTTTCGTCATAATACATCGGAAAACCAAGTTTGGCAACATTACCTGCTGCCATTCTTGACTTACCACTTCCTGAGCTAGCTGAATTAAGATAAACCTTCTTTCTTCTTGCTCCTCTACATACAGTATTTAAAAGATCTCCTATTAGGGGCATTCCCATTT